CTGGTGTCTGGTCTGTCATTATGATTCTCCTTTGAGTTCGTGCTTTAGACATTCTCCACCACTTTGTTGACAAATGTTTTCATCAAAGTGAGTACAGGTAAAACAAGTCATGCCCTCTGCCTTCCCTGACACCTCCGTGGTGTCTATGCGGTCTATGATTGCCCTTACCTTTTCGGGCTTCCACGTGAAGATAGTTCCCTCTTCAGTCATAGTGTGCATTAGATTATATAACTCGCTTATTGCCTCTTCCTTGCTCAACGTCTTGTCCGTCATGGCTTACACCTCGTATTTACAATCTTTGCAATCTTTCACTACACATACCGATTTACCACTTCCCCATTCCTTCCATACTTTTTTGCATTCCTCGTGATCATACCCAGCTTCACATTCGCCAATATCAAAACCATCACCGCAAGGCATGAGATCGTCCAGGGTACACCCACATTCATAACCCGCCAATCCTGTGTATCCGTGAGCTTTCAGCCAGTCAGAAACTATTTCTTTTACAGTCATGTATTCTCCTTTCCTTTGAGTAGTGGCTTGCTCGTGGTTTTTCTTCCGATCCATTTGCTCTCTCCGTTTATCCAACCATGCCTCTTGTTCATCCTCGGGTATCTCACTACAATCCTTGCTTCCGCAATTATTACAAATAGCAAATTCTCCATCAAATATATTATCACCGGCTTCTTGTACTAACTCGACACCACTTTCATCTCCATACCATCCACAATCAGGGCATTCATACATCTCGCTCACTTTGCCCCCTTGATTAGTGCGTCTAGTTCTTCGTAAGTTGGTATGTCTCGTAATGTTTCCTCTTGGTCTTCGGGTGATAATCCGTCATTACATTCAGTCAGCTTCCTTGTCTCCTTCACCGCCTCGACTATCTTGGTGATAAAAAGAGTAGCTTGTTCTACAGAATTGTTCCACAAGTTCCATTGAGCTGTCGTTTTTTTCCACGCATCACGCTTGATAATTAACTTACTCCTAAACTCCAACTGCTCTTTCAACGCTTCCAGTAGTGGCTTCATTTCGCCCCCTTGATTGCGTCTCTCGCTTTAAACATTGCGGCTTGTACGAAGTCAACTTTTCTATGATCCGGTAATCCTTGCCACATCATTTCACACGCCTTTAAATCCGACATATCTCTTGGAAGTATTTGGTGTTGTAATTTTGTGCGCCCGTAAGCTATCATCACTATACTATTACTTGACAACCCACAGTCTCTGTCTTCTCTAAAGGAACAGCATCCAGCTTTGTTAGCGCGTTCTAAAAGAAACGTTATGTCCAGTTTCATTTCAGCTGCGTTCGGCTCTCTCATTTCGCCCCCTTTCCTATTACCGCGATTTCCATATCAAACGCTTGGTGACATTCCGTGCATTTCAATGTCGCCATATATCTCCCAGTTGGGTCTAAATAATGTTTTGTTGCTGGTCTGCGTCCTATGTGTCCGCATATATGACAATGGCTGATGTCACAAGGCGGTGGTTCTTTTCCGATATTGGGAGTCTGTATTTGCATTTCTATTATTACACCTTCCGCATACTCCGTGGCAGATTGTCTATTACGCTCGGGATAGTCAAGAGGTAATATAATATCAGTTATCTTTTTAGCCGCTTCCTTTATTGTTTTCCTGTTCATTTCGCCCCCTTGATTATCTGCTTCAACTGATAGATATCTTCCCCGGTCTCGTTTGCCAGAGATACCAATATAGCCGTGACCGCTAGATCCCCATGCGACTTCGCCGCTTGAGATAATGCCAACCGTACATCCTGCCGCTTCTTCAAAACAGACACAAAGTTTTTAACCTGCTGTACGTTTACAAGTCCGAACTTTTCCTTTTCCATGTTATCCATCCTTTCACTTTTACCTAGTTCTATCTGTGCTTGAAGTTTAAGCTTCATAAGAATGCTCTTCCCATTTGCCAATCCCCCAAGAGTAAGTTCCGACATTAATCTTCCTTCCTTTTTTCAAGCGCTTCCGCAGCCGTTAATAATGCTATTTGTATTATGGCCTCGCCATATGCTTTGGACGGGCTTTCTTTCATCGGGCAACATACTACGGCACGATCATCTACATATGCACACGCCATAGGCTTCCCGGGTTTAATGTGAAGATCATCATATGTCATCTTGTTTCCGTCAAGCCACGCCCGTATTATGCGCTCTGATATCCTGTGTTTTCCGTTCAAATCATTTATCCGCGCGGTATGGATTATAATGTGATATCCCTCGCGTTTCAATTCCCTTAAGAATCCCCGGGATCCATTAATGGGTTGACCAATATGATCCACACCTCTCCATCCCGTATATGTTGCTAACACTCCATCAAGATCTATGGCTACCGTTTTCCCGTACTTACTCATTTATCTCCTTGGCTTTATATCGTTCGTAATCTATTTTATAAAAATAACCCATTAACTTCTTAGAGATCCATATTACGGGTATTACTATTTTTAGCGCAGTACACATATTCCACATTACTCGATCAACACTATTAGTTTCCTGATCTTCATCTCGAATAAAATTATCATTAACATACACACTAAGTATCCATATCATAATTGTAGATAAAGTTCTATGTACCTCTCCCTCATGTACCCGGCGTTCAAGATCTGCCATACGCTTATCAGGATCTTTAAGAGTATAAGAAGGGCCAGTTGTCACACATCCGATGAACATTGTTACCGCGATAATTATAACAACCAGCCTCTTCTTATTAATTATTAGCGATAGCCTCCGGGCTTCAGGTACATCCTGAGGTTGAGATCCCACATGTCTTATTATCACGGCGAGGCTATCGCTCATTTATTATCTCTACCTTTATAATTTTATATCCCCTTAATGCCTTGTCGCCTTTGATCCACTTCAGCGCTTCCATCCTGGCCCTGCTCTCGTTGATTTCCTCTATATCCGCATCCTTTTCATCATATCCCTTGGGGTATTCCCCGGTAAATGGATTCTTTTCTCCCTTGGATATTATTATCCTGAACTTAGGCATCCCGATCCTCCGATATCTTTTTAAAATACATATCCATCTTTTCCCGCATTACCATTCTAAAGAACCATCTAGTATCATTTCCGTTCCATGTGATCGCACTCATCGTTTATCCTTCAGTTTATTATTCCGACATTATCACCAGGACATCATCGAATACCCCGGTGCCTATTAGCGAGTGATCCTTGGATACTGCCTGACGAGTATCACGTACTATCCCATCCCTTTTTATGACGATCTGCTGGATGTTTCCGCGCAACTCCACCTCCCAACTAAATGGCGTTATCCTCTTTTGATGTGGCATCTTCTTGTCAACACCCTTCACGATATCTGATGCTTCCTTGATAGATGCCTGCGCTATTTCTTCTGATAAATCAGCGGCACCAGATACACCCATATACATACAAAACATCACGATAACCACCGTAGCCAACACCACCAATATTGGAAGCACCCTGATCTCTACGTCAACGTTAATCGTTTTCTTGATTTTCATTCCTTCCCCTATCCGTATATTATATAAATTAATAATCTCGCTAATACCGCTGTAACGATTAGCATAACCAGAACAGCCGCAACCCACATCAGACCGAGTATGATCTTTTGCATTTTATTATATACCGGGCTGTTCATCCTTGTCCTCCATGCGCCGTTGTACCTCGATCCTATCAGCAAGGCTTTCCGAATCATTTGCAGCTGCTTCAAGAGAGGCCACTAGATTATCTGCCTCAAGCTTCGCCTTTAGATCATTCCTGGACGTAAATCCGTCGGCTATTCCCTGGGCGATGTTCATATCAGATCTTATTCTTATCGCCATTTCCCTTAACTTATTCGTCTCTTCCGGCATTTGCATTTCCTCGGCCATTTTTGTTCTCCTCAGGTTTAGGATTATCATCTATAGTTTCCACGGCTTTTAGAGCATCGGCAACTGTATCAATCTTTATATTAAATAATTGTGTGATAGCTCTATGCTTCCTAGTATCCATCTCACGATCGATACTCTTCGTTTTAGCAGTACGAAGATCCCTCATCCATTTCTCGAAATCATCTATAATGTCCTGCTTCGTCGCCATAATAACTAATTACCTTTCCTCTTTGCCTCGGCCGCACGCGCACGCATCTCGTCCATTGCTTCCCTTAACCTTTTACTTGCTGCTAACTGTGCCATCTGTACCGCCTTTAGCTTTAATAGCGTAGCCCCGAATAGGCCAGTAGCCTCTTCTAAAGCTACCGCTGCCTTACCGATCTCTTCGGCCGCCGCTGGTATCTTTTTTACTAATTCTAGATCGTCCATGTTCCCTCCTGTTTTATAGTTTTATCATTTTCGAGTTACCGCTATTCACTTTGATACCTTCCTATCGGATTTTGCGTATCTGAATTGTCATCCCCCGGATTTTGCGCGCATATATAAAGCGAACAATTAGTTTTACTTATCATAAAAATCCTATTTATTTGTCGCCCATGCTAGTTCTTTTGGGCCTATCATTCTTATATTATCTTTCCAAAATACCGGGATGACCCGATCCTGATAATGATCTGTTATTTGTATGGCCCATTCGTTACACCAACCAGCTTTATATCTAGTGGCCCTGCCTATGATCACCTGCTTGGCATCCCATAGATATTCTACTTCGGGCACTCCAAATAACGGTTCATATGAATACCAGTGATTACCTTCTGATAATATCTCGCGCCTGTATGCATCTGATGGCCCGGTGATGCTTGCTCCAAGCCACCAGTTACCGCGCACCCATGTTTCGTCGTACTGCGGATTCTTGGTCAGCCACAAATATGTATGCCACGGGGCGCGCATTGCCGCCAGTTTAACTTGCTCTATCCATATACCTTTCATACCAGGAGAAAATATATCCCCCATGTCACAAACGAATATAACCATCGGTTTCTTTTCCTTGTATGGCTCATCCAGTTTATCAGGATGAAACTGAGGATCGAAACTACCACCATATAATCCATACCGCTTCGCTATCTTTCGAGCGTAGCAGAAGTCACAATTATGCCGGCAACCTGTCACCGGATTCCACGTCCTGTCGCAGTATTCTATTTTCGTCTCATTCATTATTTATCATCCTTGCGTAGTATTATAATGTACTCATGAACCCTGACTGATTTTCTGTTCGCCTCAAATGCTCCGGCCCGCTGCGCAGCCTGTCCAGATGCGCCCCAAAATATGAGTTCATCGTGTAACTTAAACCCGGCCGCTTCGCCCAGCTTGATAATATCACCACTGAAATGTATTAATGCTCCGCGTTTATCCCTGAAGTTTCCAACGACCCATACCGCCAGGGCCCAGGGGCGTAATGTCTTATAAGTGTTTTCCATTACTGGTCTCATCATAGCGAGGAATTCCTCATATGTTTTGGCAGCTGATAAATCGTCTGGTAGATCTGAATATATTTCCAAGTTGTAATACGGTGGACATGTATAGCAGAAATCAAAATGATTCTCATATTCAGGGAAAGGAGGGAAGTATCTGGCATCCCCTTCCTGGAGTTCGAATCTTCGGTCAAGTTCAATCATCCTGTTCTTGATCCGATCACATTCCTCGCCCCTTATTTCCACGCCAAAATATTTATGTCCCATTGCCGTTGCAACAAATCCGCGCGTTCCGCCGCCACCGAAAGGATCATATATCTTCGCTTCGGGCGGGCAATATGCTGATAAAATCATCTGCGCTAAATGTGGATTAAAAATAGACATCGAGTTATCGGCCCCCCCCATGTTTTCCTTATAAGAAGCGCCGGCGGTTCTAAAGTTTCCGCTTTTACTATCCATGGCTCGTGTCTGTCCCGAATCACCAATGATAGCTTTTAACTCCTTCGTTTTCGTCCAATCAGGTTGCCATACACTGACGGGGATAAAACCGATCCGATCTTTCATTGATAACGCTTCAATTTTGTTCCCGAACAAATCGTATTGAGGTTCAGGTTTATGCGCCAGATTCTGCTTCATCATGTCGCTGCTCATGTTTCGCTCCTTTGCTGGTTCTTTGTTTATGAACCATTTTCATATAATTATTATGATGTATAGTTATATAAAAATCCTTCGATGGATTGTTTATCATCCTGGCACAAATACTAACAGCATTTTTCTTACCCACTACGACTTCTAGCGCTCGGCGATGCGATATATACGCCGGCCTTGATCCTTTATATTTGAAACATGGGAAATGAATATATCGGTGTCTAATGACTAACGTGTCGTTATCGTTGATAACAAAAGGCGATGCTTTGCACCCCCATGGTTCTTGATGATCGGCGTGTATGATACAGAGATTTTCCTGATTTTTAAACGGACAGCGTCCTTGAGTTTTAATGATACCATGTTTAACTATAATATCGTGTTTCCTAATACGATGTTCTTCGTCTGGTAATATGCTTACTACAGCAGGCCCATCCGAATTCTCACAACAACGTCCATGACACACATTTTTAATAAACCTTGGATCACATTCCTTAAAAGATGCCTTCATCCACTTAACTGATACCTTGATCTTTTTGCTCATTTTTCCTCGGTTTTTCGTTTTTGCGTTTTGCTTTCATCTTTGCCCGCTTAACCTTCAATTCATCTATCTCAGTCAACCATATCCGTAGTGATTCTATTTTGATTCTAAAATAGCTCCCTGATCCATCATATTTATTAAAGTGCTTTGTACCCTTCCAATGATCTGCGAATACCAAATCGTCGCCTTGTCGTTCTGCGCTTTTTGTACTATGGTAATGGTTATTATGCTCATCGCTTTCTTCCGTATGTTTTAATTTCATAATATTTAGCGGCCGTGGGTTCGATTAGCAACTCCGGGGGCACTATACAGAGAAGCTAACCAGCCCCCACGACCTATATTAATTATCACCTGAATTTCGTTTATCTTCCTCGATTCCTTTTTCAATTATATCACGCGCTTCATCGGAAAGTGTCCTTCCAACCTTCCGTCCGGCCATCCCTTCAAGATAAGTTTTCCATTCCTTCGGAACCCATACATTGATATTATCCATCGGTTGCTTTCCGTACTTTGATTTAGATCCACCTTTTGCGACCATGCTATCTCCTTTGTTTAATGCTTCCTGATGGAAGCTGACTAATTAACCGATTGTCTCGAATATATTAGAATGTTTAGAATATTTAGAAAGTCCATTCTGAACATTCTGAGCATTCTGAGCATTCTGAACATTCTGAACATATCAAATCGTATATTTATATTTTTGTTGATAATTTTAAACTCCTTATCTATTTCGCTTTGATTAAACGCCGATAGCGTTCAATGCTTCGGCTACACATTGAAATGGTTCCCATGTACCGTCTGCGTAATCAACCCTAAAGAACAACCCTCCCAAAATAGTATCCGTGATCACAATACCGGCATTCGACTTCGCTACCGTTTCGCCTTCTTTCCATGTTGTCTTTTTCATCATCCCCTCCTTTGTTAAAGGTTGTTCAGTTGCTCTACTCTCCATGAGTGCCACATCTCCAAATCGCACCACAAGTCCTCACATAAATCAATGGCAGACACATCCGCCATTACTCCGCGATTGACGGCATTAGATATTTCTTTAAGTTTTTTTAAGATACCACTTTTTAATTCTGCGTTCTCCATGTCATCCCCTCCTAGTTAGTTACTCAATTAGTCCTAGTGCCTGAGCATTTCCAGTTGGTATCGTATATTCTTTCCCGCTCTCGTCTTTAACAACCGTATCTGAAAAAGTTCCGAATACCATTGCTACTTCATTTACCTTACCAACAACCGTGTACTTTCCTGGATCTAAACCTAAAACCTTATCAATTACTTCAAATTCAGCTACCATTGTCATCCCCTCCTTTGTTTGGTGTTCCCTTGTTGTATGAAATATACCATAAACTAGGAGGCGTGTCAAGTCTTTTTTTACTTTTTTTTACTTTTTTTTAAGTGCTAAATAGGGCAATCATCACCGGCTGATCCACCGGGTACAATATCCTCTATAGAGCTTTGATCGACCGGTTGCGGTTTACCAGACCAACTTTTCCAAAACGGAAGATAAATCTTACCCTTTAACCGCGACCATCTGCCGCAACTGTCTTTACCATTACCTGCATTGCACTTCCACTGTTCATAAACCTTGTCGGTCGGCACTTCGCCTTCCTTGGCCTTCGGAGCATACTCCGAATATTGCGTCGCCTTACCGCACACTGGACATACATCTAGCTCCTGTTCCGTCTTTGCTTGTAAATCACTCATGGTTATACTCCGTATGATGACCTATTTACCTGATACGCTTCTATCCCTGGTACGGATAACGTATCCTTCTCTATCTTCGCCAACGAGTTTAATGCTGATTGGTTGATAGTAACTAGATTAACGGAAGCCTTTCCTCCCGCTATGGCCTTGACCAGATCCATCATATTAGTTACACGTCCCTTCCAAGGACGATTGACTACCGTGCCAGATGTAGCTACCGGAGCCGCAACTTCCTCTATCGGATCTGTGACAACTGGTTCTTCTACCTCCGCTTTTAAATCATCAACTTCTTCCTGAGCATCAAGGGCGGCCTGCTCCGTTTGATCCGTGACATCCTGATCCCTGTCTTGCGTGGCTTCATCGGCTTCTTGCCTTAGCCTTTCCGCTTCTTCTTCAGCTTCGATTATCTTCCGTTCCTGTTCTTCCTTTAACCGCTTTGCCTCATTAGCTTTTCGGAGTTGATCCTCAAACCATTTAGATCTCGCCCCCTCGACATTGGCAAACGCTAGCATAAGCGGGGCGAGGCATTCTTTTTCCTTTGTAGTTATTGCTTTGTGTGCCTCGTTTGCCTTTTTCTTTAGGGGGCCAAATAGATTCTCGATGTCTTTGATACGCCTCTTTATATCCTCCGAGAACTTAGCGGCCGCATCATAGCTCGCCTGATCGATCACCTTAACATCTACCACTTGTTGAGCCACTAGCTCCCTGGTTTTTTTCAGTTCGTCTTCTTGTTCTAAACTGATTACTGCGTTTTCTTCGTTCATGCTACTCCTTATACCAGATTTAATATCTTTTCTTTCGCCTCATTTGTTATCAAGTTATCCAGGTGATCACCCGTCAAATCCTCTACCAACTGCGCGGTATTATCATTGGTATCGAATCGTTCAAGCTTACTAAGTATCACCGCCTTCTTCGACTTTTCGATGGCTGCCATTATCTTCGTATCCAGCCAGTCATAAATCTTCTCGCCTAACTCGTCGGCTCTTTCGACAATTTTGTTTGTTACGATCATAATTCTCCTTTGCGTTTTGGTTAATATGTTATTACTTCTTGCTGCCAGTGATGCTTACCGGATCCGTCGACTTGCGCGCGGCCCCGCCCATTATCTCCCTCGGCTCGGATACAACACCGGGAACGGCCAACTCTCTTTTGTGTTCCCCCGCCATTTCGTTCAATACCTGCATATTAGGAAGTAGAACAGAGATGTCCACACGCCCCGCCGCAACTGCTTTTACCAGTTCCGTGAAGTTGATAACCCTTGCTTCCCATTTTTGGTGAGCAGTAACGCCGTCATGCAGAGGGTTCGGTCTACGTTCCTTTACCTTTTCGGGGATTATCTCTTCCAACGAAAGCGCTTCACGGTCTTCGTTAGTGTTTTTAACATCCCGTTCTAACCCAACGGCCTCTTCCTTCTTCTCGTCGACCTTATCCTGCAATCTGTCTGCCCTCTCTTTTTCCTTGGCAGCTTGAAGATTAGCGGCCGCGATCTCCTTCTTCGCCTCCTCGGCTTTGATAACAGCCTTACGCTTCTCCTCTGCCATCCTTTTCTTTGCCTCCTCGGCAGCGTGATCCGCTCGTATCTTAGCCTCCTTGGCTTCGCGCTGTGCTGCCTCAGATTTTTCTTTTTCCTGCTCCTTGGATTTTTCCGCCCTAACTTTCGCTGCTTCCGCCTCCTCCTTTGCTTCCCGGATCTTTCGCTTTTCTTCCTCTGCCTTCTCTAACGCTATTCGCTTCGCCTCTTCGGCTTGACGTTTTACTACTTCAATTCGTTCCTGCGCGATCCGCTTTGCTTCTTCGGCTTTACGCTTTGCCTCCTCGGCAATCAGGCGCCTCTTCTCTTCTGCCTCACGGGCCCGCTCGGCAGCCTTGCGCTTTCGCTCAGATTCTCTGCGTAGCTCTTCAAGTTCAGCTTCGCGTTTTTCCTGAGCCTCGCGTTCCTTCTTCGCGCGTTCTTGACGTTCTTGTTCTTCAACAATCAACCGGCGCTTGGCTGTGTATTTGGCTAGTGCCGCTTTTATCTGCTCCTCGGCTTCCCGGGGGCCGGCAATGATTTCGTTCAAGATAGCTCTAGTCCCATTCATCGCTTCGCGTTGCTTAGTGATGATGGGATTAAACCTATCCGTATACTTTTTAATATGAGTCTTTACATCCTTGAGGAGTTCGGCATATTCCTCATAATCTTTTTGGTTGTTTACAACCATTTTCGCCGCCTTGCTCACCAATACACTTGCTTCCCGAACAACTTTTTTTCGTTCAGTCAATTCCATCACGTGATTCATCGTTTCCTCCTTTTGATTAACACCCAAACGGGTGCTTGAGATCCGTCAACGATCTCATTTCAATTATTAATTCTACCAACCTATCCTCCAAACTCACATCCCTTAAACGATCCCAACTTTCGTCTGTCCACCACGGTATTCCCTTTTGTAAATATTCCACGTCTTCGGTTGTAGCTTCTCTGAACATGACTTTAACTGCAAATAGTCTAAGCATTATCTCGCCATCGCTCTCCGCCGGGCTGTGCTCCCTGTGCGCCCATCCCATATGACAAGGGTTATGTGCTAATGGATAATAATTCGGTCGTTCAAAAACTATCCCGCTACCATGTCTTATTTCATGGACAACGGCTTTACCACATCTACAAAACATCCACCTACCATGAATCATTATTGGTCTAGCGCACCTTGGATGTGAACGCTCGTATTCTTCGCGTTCTGGTTTTGCTTTTTCTCTATTAGATCTTGCCATATGCCTCGCCTTTAATAGTATATTCTGCCTCATGATCAAACCAGTCCATGATAATTGCCGCATTATTTGTCTCACGTAGTTTCCAAAAACGTATTACATAAATGGCTATCAACCTATCATTTTTTTCATTATCACTAAGTATAAAACCTACACCTAACAGCGCGTTATATTTTTCCATTTCAACTCTCTGCAAATTACCAAAAGCTGTATCAGCTTTAAAAGTCAAACCCTTCCGCGTTCTGGCCTTCACTACTTTCATTTCCAAACAATCCGTTGTCCAGTATAAATCTATTGGATTACCTACGCGCACAGTGCTTCCATCGTTTGCTGTCCCTAATCCATCCCTGGGCTTTACAAATCTCCCGGGCATAGTACCTAGTTGTAAAGCTTCGATAGCCAAGGGATTATTTAGATCCCGCATTACTTTTCTATAAAGATCCCGCTCGTTCATTGAATCTCCAATACCGTTTGCCCCGTGGCGGCTACAAGAGTATACCTATAATTTCTTTTTGTTATCTTAGTAGCAATACATAACCACTTTCCTCCCTGATCTACTAATCTCTCGCGATACTTAGCCATTGCCCTATGATATTCGGCCCATACGCGGGTAAATTGAAAGTCCGCCGTGCAGCATCCACCTGGACGAGAAACCATCCGTTCGATAATATCCGTTTGCGTCTCATCGTTCATGTCTTCAAACCTCTGTTCAGGCTGATCATCTGCTAATGTAATCATTTTTCTCCTTTATTTTTTATCTATAATCATTTTCTTAGTCCCACGTGATACGCCAGTGAATTATCCAATGTTATTTTCCCACCGTTATGTTCTTTACAGGCCGCAATAATCTTGTGTTCAATATAAAGATCCAATGCGTTCATAAAATCTCGCCCAACTCTCCGCCCGTGTTCCTTTGCCAAATCTTTAATAGCCTTTTTGTTGATAAACGACATCATCCCTCCTTTTTAAGTATATCTGATAGCTTTATCCTCTTCCCGGATTGTAATGCCGCAAATGTTGCTCTGGCTATCTTCTGTTCTCTTTCCGTCATAGTTTCCAATTTCTTAGCTTGCGCATTTAATTCTTCGACGCTCACATCAACCTTCCAGTTGCCACCACATTTCTTTCCGCTTATAATTTCCCCACATTTACTATCAACTATTTTCACAAAAGATTCCTTCGGATTTTCTTTTCTTCTTTTCCCGCATACACTACATATTAAATTTCTGTCAATTTCCATGCTACCTCTCAAAAGACTTTAGACTTTAAGACTATAGACATAAGACTTGAGACTTGAGAAGAAGTTTAGGTACTACGTTTACTAATATGTTTAGTAATACGTTTAGTATTGCCTTTAGTAATTTTATCTCTAAGCCTCTTCTTCCGCGCGTTTGCTTTCACCCTTTCCAGGTGATCAAAATATTTTCTTTGTTCTTCCTCCCACTTAATAAGTAAAAAGCATCCATTTTTTCTGCCAAGTTCACGAGCTATCTCTAACTCCCCTATAAGTTCCCTGAACTTTCCTAATGGTATCCTCATTAACAAGGCAACTGATTCTTCGTTATCACCTAATCCGTCAAACGTCAGCAACCCATCCTCTAAGTTCTTAATGGCCGCTTGCCTACGGAGACGGTAAAGTAATCCGGTTGCCTCTAATGAAATACTCATAGTTGGATCTTTCCTCGGATCATCGTCAACTGACCAGTAAAAGAATTTCATAAATGCCTTATTTCTTACGACGTTTGCTTTTAACAACCAAACGCCCATCTGGGGTGTACTTAGGCTCGGCCGGCTCTTTTCGCTTGTTTTTGGGGCTACCTGACACTTTTTTCGCACCTTCTAACAGACCCTTGTCGCTGGTTTCTAACTTATCGCACTTGAGGACTGTCGATGGTGTCATTTCAACCAATAGCGCAGCCTCCGCCTTAAACTTTGCAGCGTTTTTATCATTGAGATTTTCTAGAGTTTTACGCCACATCATGTCATATGTGCTAGCAAGTAATTGAAGTTCGGGTACTAAGTCCTGTGAATATTTTTGAAACAGTTTTATAAACTTCGGAGTATCACTAAAATCTCTCCCTGATCCTTCTTTGTAATGCCATACCTTTTTACCCTCGGCGTCTTTGACTTGAACCGGGCCACGGCGTTCTACGACGTGTCCTATGAACGCTTTAATATCAGCTTGACGGATCTGTAGGAGTTTTATTGTTTTTGAAATCTTGTTGTATTCATCATGGGCGCTTTGAGGATTTTTTATGTTCTCATTATTGATCACAAACCTACGCTTATACTCCTTACAACTTCCGTGGCGCGGGCAATTATGGCAATACTGATTTACTCTCTCTGGGAACAAACCCGCACGGATCCCGGCAACTACGCTATCAATATAATCCTTGATATACATAACGTCGTCGACGTTTATATCGACACTCTTGAACTTTCCTGTTCTAAAATAATATTCAGATAATCGTATTCGTTTAATCGGCTTTCCTGTTCCCCGAAGCATTTCAAGTTCACCCCATCCATATGTATTTAACTGTGGTGATTCCCTCAGTTCATCTTTGGTTTTGATCCATCTGGAGTTCTTGAGGTCGATTATCCAAATACCATCATCCCCCAGCGTTAGAGCAATATCTGGGATCATTTTCAAATATAGATCTTTGTCATATTGAATCAACGCATCACTTTCAACTGATATTATAGATTGAGCATGTTGGGATATATTCCATGCGTATGTTTTTAAAGAAGATATCCCGGCTTGAATATCATGAGGCTTTACACGCGCGGGCCCGTGCTCCTCTATAACACGCTTACCATTAAGTGCGTTTAAATACGCAGTACGACAATCGATCTCTATCTCAAGATCTTGATCACGCATCAGCTTTATACCTATTTCCTCGGCGGCTATATGAAGAACCGTTCCTAATAATGCGTCATATCCTTTTTCGTCCTTCAGATTTTTGTAATATAGCCACCAATATAATTTAGGACACGTAGTATAGATATCGCATTGTGAAGCACTAACCCATTTTTTAGGCATTTCCAATATAGATTTATTTACCATCTTGGCTCCCTGGTTTATAATCCTTAGATGTTTTCAACATCGCCGCTAGCTTATCTGCCGGGATATCGAGCCACGATTCGAACCCGTGATTTTCGGCAATGGATTTTCGTACAGCACCAAGAGCGTGTCCTTTATCTTTGAGGATCCGGACTATATCACTTACTATTTCAAGCCTTTTAATTAAATTACCTAAATCATCATCCGGTATATTAGTTGCCGATTCTTTCTTAAAATTGAGTTTTAGCCAACTTTTCACAAACTCCTTCGACTCTCCGGCTTCGGTACATAGCGAATAAAACCTTCTAACCCCGTGGGTTTTTGCATTCGGGTCTTCTTTTTTCTGTTTGTTCTCGTTTCCTTGATCGTCCTTGTCTTCAATGTCCTGTGTGAACCATTGCGATGAACGAGTTGCCATAATTATTGCCCCGACATATGCCCGCTTCTGTCCCATTTTCAAAACTGTGTTCGAAGGTTTACCTATAAAGTTGGATTCCAAACTATTGGCCGCTCCCTCACATTGAGCGATGCTTTCAGCACCGGGGGGATCACTTAGCCTAAATATTTCACATCTGTATGTATATGCAAACAATCCTTTCGCAAAATCCTCGGTATGCCGCACGCATACCATCTTTGTTCTATACTGATAAAACTCACCAAGCTTTTCAGCACCCGGCTTGAATAATGACCGCTTATCGCTAACCTTACTCCCGTCCTTCCTATAGATAAATCCATAATCCTTATCCGGGCCTTCCACTAAATAGTCCTTTGTGAACTTTTTTAATATAGCAAGGTTTTGTTTGAATTCAACGAGACTCAAACCGCCCTTGACAGCATGTCTTCTTTCAATGGCGGGTAATTGCTTTTTCTTAACAACGATAGCTAGAGCGGTAGATTTCTTTTTGACCTTTTTATTCACATCCTTTTTTCGTATCACTTTATTTTTTCGCTTCATAAGTTTCTTCTTAGTAGCCTTGCTCATTTATTCCTCCCCGGTTAGTTCTAAATATTCTTTTTTTATCCTACTTTCAACTTCAGCTTTGAACTTCTGATCCGTACATTTAACAGTATCAACCCAGCGCTTGCTCGGCAGCTGACGCTGGGGCCACGCTATAAATCTCCCTCCGTTTTCCTGAACAACTATATGAAACCCCCAGACCATTATAATATCATCAAATGTTACTAGGGCAGTGGCTTTGAGATTCGAGGATCCATCAAGTAAGTTAATAGCAATATTAGTTATGCGCATTATTCCTCCTTGGGATGGCGGGGAGGGCGAGGATTCGAACCTCGCATCCATGCAGTTTCCCATTAGGTAATCTCGCTAGAACTCTAACCATTGAGTGTTACCTCCCCGTGAAATAAAAGACGGCGCACGGTGCAGACAAGGGTTAGTTGACGCGGAGGACTCCGCAAGCACCGTGGCCGTCAATAATAAGTTTTTATAATTGATTACCCTCGTCATGCCGACAATATACAACGTCAAGAATACAATGTCAAGTCTTTTTTTACTTTTTTTTACTTTTTTATTCCAAAGAATCTCCTGGGATTTAGGCAGGCTATCATGGCGAACATCTCTTCCCCGATAAACGAGATAAGCTTTAAGCAAAACTCCCGTTCGGATATTTTCTGAGTTGCCATGTAGAAATCTGTTCCGAATAGAACATTATTTCTTATCGTTTTGTCTTTAAGCATATTCAAGAGCACGGGATGGAATCTATCGTTAGCCATAGTAAAAGAAGTATCCGTATAGATATTATTAGGATACAATCTGATGAGTTTTTTTATATCATTGAACCAAGTATCTTTATTTGGTCCAAATGATGTATTTAAATATTTATCGACCTCACTCCCGCCCCCCATATGAGCTAGGCATATTTTGAGTTTCGGGAAACGATTTACAACTCCGATATATTGAGATGGTTCCCCAAAATAATTCCATAGGTTTTTATATCTTTTTCTCGATTGGTCTACCTGATTAAGAAGTTTTTTAATATTACCTCTCGCGTGTACCGCTCCATCAATACCGCAATGGGATATAATGGGAAGATTGTTTTCCTCAGCGAACTTATAAATAGGATCCAACCTTCTATCCCCGGGATAATATCCTAACGCGGGATATAATTTAATACCGGCGAACCCGGCGCCGGCCGCCCACTTAACTATATTTAATATATTATCCCTTCTCGGATCTACGCAAACCATCGGCATAATCTTATTACCATATATCTCTTTAAGGTGCGCTAGTTCCGCAAGCTGTCCTTCAAGATATTTCTGCTTAACTTTACCAGCGCCCATATACGCCATGTCCATAGAGCATGTACCAAAATTAAAATTATCGGGATAGTATCCAATCATCTCATCGAATATTGCTTTCTGGTTCGGGTAATTTCCTGTATTAAGAAATGTCATAAACCTATCAAATATATCATTATTGCTCCACCAAGTAACTTTATGAAGTACTCGGGCGAGACCTCTCGAAAACTTGGGCTTACTAAGCCATTTAGTTATAAACGGAATAAATCCATCTGGAACGGATTCACTAGTTTCGATATGAGTGTGACAATTAATATATTCATCTTTGTTCATTTTGGCTCCCTATTTTTTTAGCGATTTTATAACATCCATTATTTTACTTGGCCCCTTAGCGTGTTCTTTCATATTACCACCAACAAAGATACCAAATAAAGTTACTATTACCCATCCGATCGTCGTAGTAACTTCAACCGTTAAAGATAATATCAATACCACAATAAGAGTAGCCAAGAAGGCCTTCAGTTTTCTACTACCTTTTACTGATCTCTTTGTGATCACTTTATTTATATTAATATCTTTTTCTACCATGTTTTCCCAAACCTTTCCTCTGTTTTTTTATCTACCATTCTCTCGAGATCACCAACCGAATATGTATCATATATCCCGGCAATGCCCCCATGATTCCCAGACCAATAATATTCACGCCAGTTATTTTTTCCGCTCTTTATCGGACTCCACTTATAACAAAGGAACGCTATAAACGGATACTTCATACTATACCATTTCTCCTGCGTCCCCTTATCCATAGCGAAACGTTTCTGGTTAAGGGCTATAAGATATGCGGCCCAATAAGCTTGACTAAAATATGGGTGACGTTTTTCTATCGCCGCATTCCTTCCCTGTATACCCATCTCCATATTCCGACGTCCCATCTCGAGCAAACGAATTACGAGCCAGAGTTTATAATCAACGATATACTCATCACATGCCATGCGGCCAGCTTCTCTAAATGTTGTAGGAATTATCGATGGAGTAGATATAGGCCCCGGGGGATCTAGAACAACATTTATTATCTTTGGCTCGGCAATAACTTTAGTTCCGAACCAGATACCGGCCATAACGGCTAAAGCCGCTACGGCCGGTAAAGCATATGTTGTTCTCAATAATATTACAACTTTTGCGATTGTAGCTATTTTCATTTATTATCAAGTTTTCTCGCTACACTAAGATTTAATCTCGCCTTTTCTATTCGCGCCTTAGCGTCACCATCGGAAGCATTACTGTTAATCTCGATACTCTTCTCGAACATACTAATAGCCAGACCGAATTCTCCAAGAGATATAAATACAACTCCGAGATTATTATAAGACCAATATTGGAGCGGATCGTTCTCTATCGCGCTCTCATAAAGTTTTCTGGCTAAATTAATATTACCAGATTTATACTCCTGATAACCCTGCGCGTTTAGAGCGTTCGCTTTTCCTACGCTTGTAGTGGCGAGCTTAACAGCCGATGAATAATTTTTTGATGCAAAGGCTATCTCGAACTCCTTGCTCTCCTTCTGGTATTCTCCGGCTATACCATAAGGCCCTTGGCATCCCGACACTACCGCTACAACAAGCATCGCCATAAATAACTTTCGCATCTTTCCTCCTTGTTAAAATTATCCTACGCTCCCGACTTTAACTTTATAAAAAGATTTGATATATTCTTGCGAAGATTGATTAAATTTTCAGGATACTCCGGATCAGTTGCCCATTTATATTTCCCTGATACTAATTTTTTGTAGAACTCATCGGGGTTTCCGCGTTCTACCCAGGCTAACGGGTATACTCTTTTTATTAATCCAATCCAATATTTTAAAGCTTCCGATTCTAAATACCAATCACAGAACTCGTCTAATAGATGAGCACCTATTATCTTGGATCCTTTTTTCGTTTTACTTCTTTTAATCTCGAAAACTTTATCCGAATTTTTATTATAAAAAGTGATAAAGCTATCTAAATTTTCTTCAAGGAACCATTCCCAAGTGGGAACTTCTACCTTCTTGCCATCCCATTCAATTTTATTTGGAGTTTTTATTCCCCAAAAGTTATTCCAACCAATAATACGTTTAAATCCTCCTGTCTCATGATAAGCCTGAACCATTACAGAATCAGGATGTACTCCAAGTGGAACTGCTATTAACTCAACCTGAGTTAATAATTGTTCACCCTTCGTATTAAGCTTCCTATCGGTAACTGGCATATTATTTTCGCCTCCCATTAAAATGCTTGCGCATTATCTTCGTCTGTTCCTTTGTTTCATCTAACTGCTGTTGCTGAATACTACCATTCTTTATTGATTGTTCTGTAAGCTTACCAAGTGCATCCTCTAATCGTCCGTGATCACCTCGTAATACGGTTGCTTCCGTTCGTATCGCTTCGGTATTTGATCTAGCAACTTTAGCATCATCAATTAATGTAGATGGTATAAATTGTGTGGTAGATGGTTGCATTATACCTATACCTTCCGGGAGAACGGTTCCGTTACGTTTGGCCTTTAACCAATCGTATACAATCTTAAAGTTTAATCCTACTAACGATAACGCTATTGCGCTCTCTAGTACCGTTCTTATACCTTCCATGAATATTTTCTCCGTATTTAATATTATTATATTTCAATTACATTTACTCCGCTATCTTTTAATATTTTAATGTGTTTTTTTATACGTTCATCCACCTCTTTATCACTTTCGATTCTAAATGATGCATCACATACATTTCTGGTATTAATAAAACGTCCATTGCCGGCATCAAATAATATATTCCCAGTCATAGATTTATTATATTCATTTATTGCTGCCCCGATTGTTTTATATATACTAGCATCATATATTTTAACTTCTCGACTATTATATGTAATTATTATCGTTATCATAATTTCTCCTTTTATGTTATTTTTATTCCTGATACGTGAATAAAGAAACTAATACTATCTGCCCCGGCTCCGGCGGATCTCATATTAATAGTAAACCCATCACCTAAATGATATATTTTATTAGTAAGTTCTGGAACATATACAATTTGGCTATCGAGATTAGCGAACGTAACTGGATTAGCTACTGCTTTAACTGCATTACCTAATCCGATTTCTAATTGCATCCAAGCGGGAGCACCCACTACTGTTATTGGATAAAAAAATATATGTTTGAATATAAAACCATGTGTATCATTATACAATTGATAAAACCAACTATTACCAGTATTAAGTGCCGTAGCCGTTTCTATTAATCTTACCGCTTCGTATTTCATTATTCCTCCTTTTAATTAAAGATTAATCCACGCAAACAAATCCGGAACCGCATTTACACCTTCTGCTGTACCATCATCATCTATGGTTATTAATGTTGGATATTGAAACCCTCTCACTTCCAATCCTCTTACTAATTGTATTCCGTCTATAAATGCTACAATTGATGATGTTTTTACGGTACGAGTATCTGGAAATATCCTTAGTTCTAAAGCCGTTACATCATTATCAACATAAGCTTGTAGGACTAGACGTATCCAATCCTTTTCGTTTGCAATGGCTTCCACGAAAGTTGATACCGCCGGAGCCGCTCCGGTCTGTATTAATTCCATAGCTGCTGTTATATTACCTGCGGCTGATAAGCGTATAAATGCAGTTATTGTTATCTGTTTATTATGATATGTAGTCGGATTATCTATAACCTGGCTCACATAATGGAGATTACTACTCCCGTCATTTGTTATCTCCAAAGACGCATTTCCATATTTTACAGGTGTAGTTACGGTAGTTATTGTCGCATTAGTACCAGACCAATCAGAAGTATCGTTTAAAAAAGCTGGATTCTTAATAGTATTAATTTGTGTCGCTTCTGGTCTTTCGCCTCTCTCTAAATATAAAAATCTATCGTTTTTTAAAATTATAAAGCTATCTGTTCCATTACTGAAATCTCTGATTGGATTAGGAACATTCGGGTTCCCGCCACTTGGTTCTAGCCAAAGCTTAGCTATTTCCAAAGTGTTTGATGGTATTTCTTCAGGTATAGGATTTACCGCCGGGAGACCAGTAGTTACGGCTACACTTCCATCGGCAGATATGTGAACTACATCTATACGTGGATTAGTAATTCCCAGCGCAAAATCGGATGGATCTACTACCTGGGCCCCCGTCTCTCTGAATAGTGATCCATTAACAAATCCCTGTCCAGTTCCAACTTCTACTTTATCATCAGGAGTACCGCTCGCAATAGTTTTACATTCATTTGAAACTCCTGCGAATATTCCATAATAAACATCCTTCTGGCTATCTACTATTCTGGTTTTAAGATCTGTAGCCTCTTCCCGGGCAGCTATAACTTCCGCGCTAGAAGAAGCTGGGGGGGATCCACCTGATTCAAGCGCCTCTATAGAAGCGGCATGATCGGCCGTAGCTTGAGTAACTTTTTCAAAATTATCCCTAAGTGGATAACTATCTATATCATCCTGAAATATTATCTCATTAAGTTGATTAGAACCCTCTAATCTCGTCGCCATATTCCCTCCCTATAGCTTTGTTATAACAGCTCCACGAAAATTAGTATTACCCTGACTAGGATCTCCCACATCTGCGGTTTCATCATATATTCTTCCAATGTCATATGTAAATCCAATATCATATTTTTGGTCAATCTCAATTAGACCAGCATATTCTGTAACAACTCTTGATCTTAATGTCGCTTGTTCAGATAAATATGAATGATTTAATCTCGCCATATGATACAACCTTTTATCATTAGAATATTTTTCCACGACTCTTACAAGATCGTTAATCTCACCTAGGAGCCATCCTGTACCTATATTAAACTCCGCTCTAACTCTTTCAGAAAATAGATTTAATCCAATAGTATCTGCCAGTGATTTAGCTTCATTCGAATTTTGAATAAATCTATTAATAATATCCCGAGATTTTCCTCTAGCCAATCTTATATTTTCTCCAGATGCCGCTTCGCCTGCCACCCCCGCGAACTTATCTCCGAATACGCTCGCCGACCAATTTCCGGTCGCAGCCGGAAATCTTCTATCAAAAGTTACCGAAGTAATCGTGCGCGCAGTCTCGATTATTTCTAAAGTATCAGCGACTCCAGAGACCCAATTGACTCTCACGGCTGGCCCATCTGTATAATTATGAACATATGGTAAAACCGTCTCGTTTCCAGATGGAGTTCCTTGCGGCTTTCCGGCAGTTACGGCGGGATTCGCGGCATTAAATATAGTTATTCTCCGTAGAAGTTTAAGTGTATCATCTGTTCTTCGATATGGAGCGGATATATGATTTATCCAATGAAATACAAAATCTGCATCGAGCACATCTATCTTAGCAATCTCCATAGTAATTACATCAGATCTATTAACTAATCTATAATTATCTTCAAGTTGTAAATATTCTATTACTTCACTAAGAAGTTCGGAAGCAGATTCATTATCTATTACAGGTGTATTTGTAAGCGTTGTAGTAGTTACCGGAATATTATATTCCGATGGCTTTACACCTATACGTTCAAGGATTTTTATAATATATTGATCGGCAGATATAGAAACTTCTGTCGCAAGCGATATAGAATTGTCAGCTATTATACCGAATAGATCTCGTGCTGTAATATTTACGATCGCTCCGGGGCTTACATCAAATGAAGGATCATCTGCTATAAATGTTCCCTGGGGAAAAAACTCATCAACGCCATCTACTTTGTGTCCTAGTTCGGCTATAAATCTTCTACCCCTCTTAACTACACCATCATATATTCCGCCAAAACCAGTCGTAAACTGTTTTGATTCATTACTAAGTTCAATAGTTAATATTCCAGCTGGAGGAATTAGAAGAAATATACCTTCGCGTTCATCATCTCGGTCATATGTTATGCTAAAAGATAAAACTTGTTCGTTTATCGTCTGTTCAACATCATTATCATCAATATATTTTAATCTAGCTACGGGGTGACTAACTGGCCCTCGTAGTATATTAAAATATTTTTCTAATACCGCTGTTGAACTTGCATCTTTCATTATCTAAACCTCTTGTAACGTTATTGAACACCTGTATATTTGTTTGCTATCATGTTGACCAGTTCTCGACCATCTTAATCCTGCTATATAACAGGTGACTGCTCCGCCACTATAAGCATCTAAATTAGCACGTCCTATTATCTCAATAGAATGAACATATGTAACAGTTACCGTTCTATCTCCAGAACCGGCTCTTATAGCATATAATCTTTCTGGTACATTATTAGTAGGTTCAAACCAAGTAATAGTAAATCTATATTTATCATCCTCGGCCTGTTTCTTTTTCTTATCTCCTAAAGTAGTAAACTCTCTAATATTTTCTACGGCTTCATCTAATCCTGGTGCCGTTGCATAATCAAAAGTAAACTCAACCGTATCAGACCCACCTATAATACGTGGATTATATGTTCTAGTTTTTACTATAGCCTCCTGGGATTCCACTATATACCTCCCGCTGATCGACGCTTAGCTTCCTGTATAACTCTAAATATTTCCTGTTTATCTTCTCCGTTTAATCTTCCAGTAAGTGATTGGATGGTAATATTAATAGTATCTCCTACGCCGCCTACACCTCCACCAATGCTTGCAGAAGTATTAATGGCATTAACCGCAGGTGCTCCACCTATAGATGATACAGCCGCTCGGCTAAGAACGGCCTCGCCCCGCTGAACTCCTATAAGCATATCTTCACCACGTGGTAATAATCCGTTCTGTGCTCCAATAATTCCACCATCTTTGAATCCTAATATAAACTTACCAGCAGCTTTACCTTCCAATGAGCCAGGTAATTTTATACCCAAAAATCTTAATGCTGACATTATTGCGAGAAATACAACGGCTCTTGCTATCATACCTGTTATAGCTGATATAAATGCCGATTTCATATCATTAAAGAAACTCTTCATAGCTTCGGTAGAAGTTTTAGCCCCCGTGGCCATATCATTAAAAGCTTTTCCGAGTGCATTACTAACGGTACTCGTTACAGTCATAACTATATTCTGCCAACGCTGCCAACGCGCTGCATCTTCATCGTTAAACTTAGTCCCTTCATTTGCTAAAAATAAATAAAACTCTTCCCAGGTAATCTTATTAGTTAATACTAGATCTCGCATGGCCTCTTTTCTTAATTGAAATAGTTCGAACTCTTTTTCGGAAAATCCTCGTGCGGCTTCTATTAATGCTTCATCGGAGAGAGCCTTTTCAACAAAGATCGTTTCATCCTGTAATCGTTGAGCGGCTATCTTTGTTTCGGCTACTTCATTTGCTAGCCTTTTCTCTTCCTCTGCGGAAGTCTTTATCTGCGATCTTCGATCCTCTTCTTGTTTTATAAGTGTAGCCCCGACTCTCTTCATTTGTTCCGTTGCTTTAGTAACATCATTGATACTTTTTAATCTAAGTGGTAATCCGTTCTTCGCTAATATTTTATTGATATTTCTTAAAGTTTTTTCTTTATCTGTAAGATTCTCTATTTCCTCAGCACTCTTCGTCCAGCTTTCCGCTAGTTTAAAATTAGTATTCGCCAAACTTGCTGCCGCATTCTTTGAATCTGCGAGTTTATCAAAATATGCTGTCGATCTTTCGACAACTATTGCGAGCGCTGCCGCTACTGCGATCCACGGTGACGCTAAATTGAGAGCTGCCATCGCTATTTTTACCGCCTTAATAACCGCAATGACTTTTGTTATAGCGGCCGCCGCTCCAAGTGTTGCCGTTAATAGCAGAAGTGTTTCACCAGTAAATCGAATTATTGTTGTTACCAAAACATTGTTCGCCTTAAACCATTCAATAGCAGATTTGGTTATGTCGGTAAATGTTTTTGCTATCTCTCTCGCATATGGAAGAAGTTCCGTACCTACCTCTATGGCGAACGCCTCGGCGGCTGATTTCAAGAGTTTTATTTGAGAGTTAAAAGTATCGAGTTGTTTGGCTGCTATACGAGTGGCACTATCAGTTCCAGTTACCGAATCTCGTAATTTCTCCATATCGTCCACACCACGTCGGAGAATAAAAAATGCTCCCAAAGCTCTAGCCCCGAATATCGTTTGGGCTTCTGCACCAGATAAGTTCGCGTCTCTAAGCGCCTTAGTTAAAGCTATTGGATCTTTCATGAGCTTACCTAGCCTTTCGGTGGTAAGCCCAACCCTATTTAGTATTACCGAAGCATCCCCTACTGGTTTCTGAAGACGTAAAAATATATTCCGCAGAGCCGTACCGGCTTCCTCCGCTTGGAGATTACTATTGACAAGAGTACCAAGCGCAGCAGTAGTATCTTCTATTGAAACTCCAAGAGCACCAGCCAGAGGAGCTACGGGACGTAAAGCATTTGTTAAACGTTCCATAGTTAAAGCCGAGTTTTCGTTTGCAGCAGAAAATACATTTGCAACACGACCGGCTTCTCCCATACCAAGACTAAATGCTCTAAGGTTTCCTATAACCGCTTCGGTAGTAGAAGCTATTTCGGATTGAGTTGCCGCCGCAAGATCTAATGCTGGTTTAAGAACATCTCGGAAATCCTCGGCGGTTTTTATACCCTGTGATCCAAGCGCAAACATAGCGGCTCCAGCCTGGGATGCCGAGAAGATTGTCGCCTTACCCATCTCGACTGCAATATCTGATAATTCTTTTAAACTATCTCCAGTAGCCCCCGTAACCGCCCCGACGTTTGCCATAGTTTGTTCGAAAGCTCCAGCGACTTTAATAAGCCCAGCGAGCGCTAGACCAAAGGCGGCCGTAGCAACAGCGGCTCCTTTAAATCCGGCACCTGCTAATGCTATACCTTTTTGTAATTGTCCAGCTTGAACTTGTGCTGCCTTTATAGCCGCAGAAAATTGCGTGGCATCTAACTTAAGACGAGCAAATAGATTACCAACAAAACTCTCAGCCATTTTCGGAGATCTCCTTTATTCTTTGCTCTATACCTTGACGCATTTTTCTTCGGTTTCCACCTTTAAGATCCAAAACTAAATTAGCAAGGTTGAGAAACTCCGCTTCCCTATTGAGTTTATCTTTTTCACGGAGCCTCTCAATCTCTTCTTGTATAAGTGGTATCTCCTCATCATATAAATCCAAAACCTGTTGCTTAGAATATCCACAATAATAACCGAAATAAGCTATTAACTTTTGGAGCCACCTAGGCCGTTTACGCCTTTTTTTTTATTAGCGGTTGCGGCGAACCCCTTCATGGTTTCAGTGAAGCCATTAGCTTCCCAGATATTCTTAAACACCGTAACGAGATCTTCTAATTCAAAATCCAATTCAAGTAATGCGATATCTATATCAGTACAATCCTTGACGATAGGGATATACTGATTTTCCACTACTCGAAATACTTCTGGTAATTTACCCAGCACTAAACCTATCAGTTTATCATCGCTTGTAATCTCGGAGAACGTTAATTTTTCGTCTCCAATTACTGCCTTTATTATTTCACCAAAAAACTCACCGAGCATTATTCTTTGACCAAGTTTTACTCGGAAGGCATTATAATTCCTTCCCCGGATAGTGAACTTTACACTAGTCCGGGGAAGGGACGCATCTACACTGACATCTCTTTTATCGTTCGGTTTCTCGCTCATTCGTTTCTCCTATTATTTTTATGCGGTTGTAAAATCAGATGAGAAAATCGCCGTCTGGACGTTTCCGTTCGTATCAACTAGCCCGGTTACGACTACCCGATGTTTCGTAGCGGCCGAGAGATCGCTAGTCGGATTTAGCGTGATTTTCTTAGACGCGGAAGCCCAGCTTAAAGCCGCTGGGATTATCGCGTCATTAGAATCGTCAATCAGCATCACCGCATTCGCAACCATCGAACTTTCGCGCAAATCATCGGCGACGAGTATTATCTCAACATTCACACCAACTGCCTGAGCGGCCGCACCATCTACTGGTGTAATACTTGCGACGCTCGGGGGAGTTACATCAGCCAATGCTGTTGGATCACCAATAGAAAATAGGTGATTCCCCTCGGACTTAGCTTCATCAATAAGACAGCGCCACACTACGCTATAACTGCGAACGCCATTGTGAATAAAAGCGAACGCAACTGCGTCATTAACGTAGGCTTTGTGGAAAGTCACATCCTCGGTAACATCCGCAACGGCATTAACTATAGGATGAAGCGTAAGAACACCAGCATCGCTCCGCGCGCGGTATCCAGCGGATCTTCCGATCGAGACATACTCTTTCGCTCCGTCCACAACTTTAATTGCACCACCTAAAACTAACTGAAGATTAGTAAGCGTAAACTCAGATAGGATTGTGGTACAAGTTACGATTTGAGATTCAAGAATAGCATCTATAGGAGTCGAACCAAACTGGTCGACTACTATATCCGCCCACGTCGGCTCTTCACTCACCTCCTGTCCATCCTGGGTAAATCCAAGCGTTACACCTTTAAAGACGAGCGAACATGGGCCCGCCTTTAGATTAGCTACTGTTCCGCCTTGCGTTGCCTGAACCATTAGTCGTTCCTCCTTTCAATAACTGGTTTATCATTAATAGTTATTCTACTTAGCCTTGAGAACTCCTCTTGGCTTACTACCCCCTCGGTTGCGTTTTCAAGATAGGGGATCCATACATCGACTATCTTACGAACTTTAATCCCCTCTAGTGGTTTCGCTACTTCGGATATCGGAGCGCGCTTATCCACCTTACGCTTTGCTTTTTTACCTCCCATATTAACCTCCTTTATATAATTGCTCCTCTAACAAAAGCCATGAAGTTCATACCCCACTGGACTCTATTTTTCTCATCAACACCTAATAAATATGGTGCCGATGATATATCTACGATATTAAATACAAGTATCGTCGCGAGTTGTATTCCGTTTTGCGCGTGTAACAGAGTTCGTATATCCCCAACCTTGCCTTCCGATTCGGATGTGTCTTCCGATGAAGCAATTACCTGAAAGGCTTTATTAGTAGTTGGTATCTCCCGTTCTCCCGCTGTAGGCGTCGGGGTTAATACGATTACTTTATTCATATTACCGGGGCGCCTCGCTACAAATATTCCCCATCCAGTATCAGTATCTAGACCAACTGTCCCTATTCCACCAGTAGCAAGATGATCTGCTAGTTCGATTAAAAAGCTCATAATATTTCCTTAATTCTCTTACCAATTCTATTCAAGAGTTCCGGGGCCTGTTCGTTTATCGGGTCAGATAAAAACCCTGCTTTACCATGTTTATAATTAATAAATCTATTCTCGTGAACCCTAAGAGCATAATCTCTTGTATATCTTATACCAGAAACAAATGTATTTCCTTCTGCTCTCGCAGGTTCGAGTATTGCCGAAGCCCTAAGTGCTCCCGTCTTTACCGGAACCTGTTCTTGCGATTGTCGAAATACTTCCTCTGTATGATCCTGTAGTCCTTTAATTATTTGTATACGAGTAGCAGCCTCAAGGGTGCCGAGCCTTCTAAAGAAATCAGTGACATCTACGACTTCAAACCGCGCATTCATTAATGGAATACTCATTAAACTATTACCTCTTTATGATGTATAACCCCATTACCACCTGGCACACTTTCAACTCTTATTACATCTTCCTCCCTGCCATCCGGGAGAACTACTCGATCATTAGAAGTTATCACTACACTTGGCTGTAGAAATATTCTCGCTATAGTTTTAGTAATCTTTCCGGATACATCAAACATCTCCTCATCAATATATTCTATCCTCGCTGAGTAATTTACCACAGATCCGAATCCCTTATCTCCATATGCGCTATTACTACTTCGCGTCTTAATACCTACCGTCTGATTTATAAGAGAATCAAATGACATTATGTACCTCGCATAGATGATTCTATATCTCGACGTTTATAATCTTCAATCATAGTCCAAATATTTTTTGGAATATATGTACTCTCCTTAACTGCGTTGGGATCTTTTCTGTATTGATAATTACCAATCTTCTCAGAAATAATCTCCGATGATACGACCGTTGGATTATTAACGATATATCCAACCATTAATATTGCCGCAAAGTTTACTTCGGCCGGTATCGTTGTATACCCTGCCGTATATATTATCTCATAATTTCTGTCTCCCCGAGTAAAAAGTGGTAAAGATCGATATATCCTCGGAGTATCATCTGTAACACTTTTAATTTTTATAATACCTTCAATCAAATACGTGGCTATGGATTCAAGATCTACCGATATATCATCCTCCTTGATGCTGGTAATAGAGATAATCGGATAATTATAAAGTCGGATACTCCTCGAATCAGTTCCGTCCCGAACTTCGGTATAAACCGTTTCGCGAAGATCGCGATCAAGCGCTCTATTAAATATAGCTGTAACCCTCGGGATATCAGCAGTTATAGCGACATCTTTGCTCGCATCAAACCCGAAGTGAGCCTTGACTTCTGCTATCGCACAATAGTCGGACATTACACTCCCTTCTTACCTTTCTTATTCCCTGGCTTTTTATCACCAGTATCATTATCTTTTGGATCTTTTGGGATTTCCTTTTTTCCCGTTCCGGATAATTCACCCTTAATTAATTTCCATCCTCTCCGAATTAGATCTCGAACATTGGATTCTTTTCTTACATAAGCAATACGTTTTACTACCGGCGCAACTTCAGTATAAAAATATTCAGTCCAGTTAGTACCAGGTTCCTTTTCTGGAGCCTCGATCTGATATGGATATTCTAAATAGTCCATATTTTTCTCGGGAATTTTCTTCTTCTTCGGCTCTACTTTTTTTAATGATTCTGGATTGGTAGATTTATCCACTGGTTTAATACCAGGATCATTAGTTGATGTTTCATTCGGAACACGATTAACATTCTTTTTATCTCCCGTACTTTTCACAGCACTATCTTCAGTTTTCTCTTTCGGAATGGGTTTGCTAGTGTTTTCTGTGTTCTCGATTTTAGTCGTTTTGTCTACCATCATATCCTCCTCTTTTATTTACCTTCGGTTGTAATAAATACCGCCGCGCGGTCTTTTATCGTAGTTAAATCCGGAAATTCAATCTCTTCTATTAATTCTCTATCTGGTGTAATAAGCATCAATGTATCATCGGCATTAATTCTTTTGACGATCTCAGCGACGTTCTCTATTGGTACTACCATTATTATTAAACACGAAGTAGCCGGAGATCCGTCTTTGTCTGAATCATATGTGACGGTATCGCTACGTCGCAACATTCTAATTTGATAAGATATCTTTGGTATCAGTCTTCCAGGTTTGATATCCACAGGAGCGCGGATTATGATTATAACATCATCCGCTTGCACAACTGATTTAGTGAGATCTACCATTTCAGTATCATTTAACTTTACCACCGTTCCAGCTGTTACTGAATATGATATAGCGGTAAACAATAATATCAGCAATAGTAATTTACGCATGTTCCCTCCACGTTAAAAACCAATTCCCATCATCATCAACGATCCGCGTGGCAACGATATTATCGACGGATATTCATAAGCGCCCATATCAAAATTACTGTTTTGTGGTCTCGTAGTTCCTTCGATGTCCGGTGTTATTCCGGTGGTATCACCAGCATCTATGTTCGCTTGGTCGCCGGCCATTTGCCATCCAGTAGGTATTGCCGTGGATATTCCGGTGAATGTGATCGATGTAGCAAACAAATTTCCCGTTCCCCATCCACCAGTGTCAGTCTGTTGTTCGAAACAATTATAAGTATAATTAGCTTTTGTTGGAGTACCACCAATATCAGTAGTATTGTCTTGATATAAATTATGTTTTATAATATCAGCCGCCCCGCCCGTTCCGGTTCCGACACTGCAATTCCTTATCGTATTACAGTTTATATTGAGCGTTGAACCAGCTGCTCCTAAAAAAGATATCCCAGCATCAGATATGTCATGTATATAATTCGTGCGTATCGAATATGTCGAACCTGCATTTGAATTCGTGATAACTATTCCCGACTTTCCAGTTCCCAAAATATTGCAATTCTTGAACGTGAAATTGATAGCGCCAGAACCAAGAATATTCGTGGTGTTGTTATTAGCTTTAGTGCAATCCAATGTCACATTGTCGATTACAACGACAACATTATTCGTTCCGGCATATCCGATTGGATGAGTTGCCGCGTTCGTGAATGTAAAATCTGTATTATCGCCTTGCCCGAGTATAGTGATCGGTCCAACGCCGGCATTACCAAAACCAACGGCTCTGACTATTGGAGTATTCCCTAGTTTATTCCGTAGAGTTCTCTCGCTACTAGGTAACCACGTTTCTGCATAAGTCCTGTCATCCTGGATTTCTAATATGTCGCCAGCCAATGAAACTGCTTCGGCAGGGGCAATAGCAGTATATCCACAACCACTTAGGCATATTGTTCTCAATGTAGGAGCACCGAACATTGATACACCGATCAACATCGATAATAGGAACGCATAGATATTTTTAAACATCAGTAGTCTCCTATCGTAGGATATGAAGTCCCGAGCGAACTCCTGAATCTAATGGAATCGATCCAGCAATTACATTCAAGCGTTCCATCTGATTTTGCTCCAACATAACTGACTTGATTTGTCGGTTGTGTCGTTGCCGCGCTTGTTAATCTTTCTGTACCATCGACCAATAATTTAGTTCCATATCCAACACCGCCCATTTCAAGCTCGAGGTGATACCATGTGCTTTCATTTATTCCAGTCCACCAGCCAGGAGCGCCGTTATTAAATGACAGCTGGCTCCAAGCCGCAAGCAAATTATTGCTTCCGGATTCCCATATGCGTTTAAAGTTTCCGTTCCAAGCAATAGCTCCACGATTGAACCACACCTCAACAACGTATATTGTTTCTGTTATAGCAGATGATGAATAAATATAATCACCACCACCTTCTAATATAGGTCCAAAGGCATATGATCCTTCTTTGACAGTAACCGCATCGAATGGCACAGTTCCGTTTTCAGTCCACGCATACACTCCTTTAAGATCTGAAAAATCATTTTCCGCCAACATCATTGCCAGCGTTCCTTGCCTGACTACCTTTGTAGGAGTATTAATATCATCAACTATGTAATCGTAAGTATCTGAATTGATAGAATTGGCAATCCAATCGGTGAGCGTAATTGATACCGCTATATCAAGAACGGCATTAGAACCTTCGCAAGTAACCGCTCCCGTTTCAGCGCTTGACCATGTAACCCCGGCATCCCTCGCGACCACCACTGTAGATATACAATGATCGCACGTTCCTGCATCAATGATATAACAGAGATCTACTTCCGAAGTGGCAGCCATAGCCGCACCTGCGACCATGACCGCCATTAAAGATGACCATATTTTTTTAATCATATTTCTCCTCAGTCAACCAAGATATATGTGAAACTTCCATCACATGATACCGCTCCGCTCAACTCCATATTCAATAAAGTATTCGTTCCGGTTTCAAACCATCCTAGCGGATTGTAAGGTAGAACGAATCCCTCGTTTGCTATGAGTTCCATCTGACCTGTCAATGCAGTTCCCCCTGCTCCGCTCTCGAACCTAACAGTTACCGCGCCAGCAGCGACCATGAATAATGATAGCACTCTGATCTTTTTCCCGGCAACAGCAGTCTTTAATGTATTATCACCCGCTCCTGCATAATCTATGATCGCTCTCGCTGAAGCAATAACAGTAGTTCCCTGCATCAATCCGTCCGTACTAACCAGCGCGGCAACGGCATCAGTTGTAGCGGCCAATGCCGGGCTTGATTCTACATCTACCTGTACTGCCCCGCCAGCATCCACTTTAACGGTTTGTATATTACCACCGGTAGTTCCGGAAATAAGAATCGGATCGCCAGCCGTTCCAATTGCCGCACCGTCCGCACCGGAACCCTGAACAATTGCGGCATCAGATCCCGTTGCATTATCTATTATAGTAGTAACCGGAGCTTGATCACTCGCTATCACTACTGGCAAAGATGCTGCCGATGCAGCTGCACCCTGGGAAGGTATCTTTGTGTCAAGCGATGTTGTGTCACCTGCTATCACTCCCGTATCTGTATCTATTGTCGCAAGAGTTGCTTGAGTAGCAAGAGCGACACCACCATCCCCCGATACTTCGAGATCACCCGTTCCGGAAAGGCTTGACATATTAGTTCCATCAGTCAACCGGACAAGAATTCCATCATATACTGCGCCATTATCTATCATCATGCTTTCAGATCCATCGGTGAGACCAACGGATTGTCCCGCTGCTATACTGACAGCTTCCGTGAATCCAATATCACCATCAATTGTTAAACTATTCCCTCCATCCTGAATATTAACAGCGGATCCCGCCCCGGCATTATTGATAGTTACATCTCCGATATCAGTTCCGCTAACAAGCTTCCCATCTATACTTGATAAACTTCCATTACCAGTCGTTTGATTAGCTGATGTAGCTGCACCAGTAGGTAGAGATACAGTTCCGGAAACATTCGTTATGTTCCATGTTCCACTTTGAGTTGCAGCGACCGATCCATCAACTGTAAGCGATCCTCCGTTATCGTCAACGCTGAGCAACCCTGTTGAATCAGTTGGCAACGTAACCAATATTGCAGATGCTTCCAATCCTCCGCCGACTGATATCTTTCCATCAATCGAAGTCGTATCTCCCGATATTACTCCAAGAGCTGTATTTGTAACTGTAACACCTGCATCGATCGCATCTAGGGAAGCGTTCCCAACTGTAACGCCAGCATCGATCGCATTCAATGATGTGTTAGACACTGTAACTCCTGCGTCAATAGCATCAAGAGAAGTATTTGCGATAACCTGATTAGCAGATGTTGCTGTTATAGTGTTGAGTTGAGCAGATATAACTCCTAACCATCCGTTGCCAGTATTCGATCTCCAATCAAGTTGAGCCAGAGTTTCTTGTTCTGCCGGATTGATAGTATTACCTAGTGCATCAAGTATATATGATGCAGTTGGTAATGTATTACCTCCAGCCGAAATTATAAGATATCCTTCGTCGGTCATGCGCTGATTTCGCATTTCACCGCTGGCATTTATGCCTCCGTTACCAACATTGCGATTTGCGTCTCTCTTTAATATTTCCTCGGTCGCCTGTAAACCATTAGTCGTAAACAAGACCAGGCCGGCGACCAACACGCCTATAATTAATTTTCTCATTTTATACTTCCTCCTTAATGTTGGTTGCCGGCCTGGGGGACGGATTATCCGTCCCCCTTAACCAGATTAGTCCCTTATATCACATTCGATATCTGCCGTCTGAGTTGCACTTGATTTTAACCGGGCCCATCCATTAAAGCCACTATAGGCCGGAACTATAAAAATTTCGGGCGTTGTCGCCGTAGCCGAAGTTATCGTAACGGCTGAATCAATACTCCTTATTAGCGCGGGATTAAGCGCCTCTTTGGCCTGTGTGTAATGCGTTTCTATTTCTGTAAGCGTAGGTGAATCACCTAAGACCATCTCGACACTATCGATCTTTCCGGCGAAAGTAGTCGTAGCTGATTTCGCAGCGCCCACGTTAAGCGATACTGCATTACTAAGCGTTAGAGCGGCATTAGTTACCGTAGCTGTTGCGGCCAATACACCATCAACATTAATGGTAAGAGCCGTTCCCCTACGGACGAACCATGCTAAATGCCATACGCTGTCATCGTACTCGGTGGTAGTCGTAGCCACATCGGTAGTCGCTCCGCTATCATCGCTGATACTAAATACCAGCGTACCCGTAGCACTTAGATAAGCTTCATACCCGGTCTCATTTCTGCTTGTACCATCTTTCTTATTAAAGAGATGGTCGATATCGGCACTCGTTGTATGATTAAACCATACACCTAATGCAAAGTCTCCCGTCCCTACATCAAAATAAGCATTATCTGGTACAGTCAACCAGGTATTAGCTACGGCCGTCAGATCGAACCCGAGCCCACCTACACCAGCGGTTGTCGACATAACGGTAGTGGTATTCGATGCGAAATCCGCACCGTTTCCGTGATTCCCTACAACCGTTGATACGGCCGCTTCCGAGCAATATAGATGAACACTATATGCCGAATCGGAAACCCCTGGTAATATTGGCATCGCCCCAGATCCGAGATTTGCACGAGTATATTCTACCGTAATGGCAGAACTCACCCTAGTAGGAACTCGAACCGAGAACGCATTACCAGATACGTATGCGGAACTCGATACCGTAGGATCCTTGCTAACATCGAACGTAACGATATCGGCAAGGACTATGCTTGGTAACGCAAATAGAAGCGCTACCAAAAAACAAGTCACTTTTCTCATCTTACTATCCTCCTTTTTTTAGGCGGGGGGAGGTTTATCCTCCCCACCACCGATTAACTATACCAGTTTCGTAAAATTACGCCGCTGGGATTATCCTTTTGATCTGCGAAGTCTTTACAGGGTTCTTATAAACGAGGGTCAGATCCTCAAATATTTCGAACGCATCGAATTGCGATGAGGTTTTAGCGAGATTAACAAACGTCAACGGAGTCAATTCACCAATAAAAACCTCGGTAGTATCGAGAATATAAATCCTCGATTCGTTTCCGCCACCTTCTGTTATTGAAATAGAATTGGATGTATAGATCGGGATACCATCATAAGTTTTCAAGCGGAAACCGCCATTAACTTCAATGATATCATTAAAGCGCTGTTTGCTCTGATTCAGGGCATTAAGTTCCCGAGCAGTACGTTTTGATGTAATGATCATATCAGCGTTGCCTTTCACAAGGTCAATCGCCTCATCCATCGCCGCGAGAGTAAGTTCGGTTCCTAACAGATCGAGTGTCTGTCCGGCCTGCGCATCAAGTAGGATTTTAAGACCATCGTATTCTTTCGGGGATCCGGTTGCATCGCCATTTATTAAAGCATCCTCCTCGAGATCCTTAATAACCTGCATACCGTTTTCGATTTCATCCATCAAAAGATCTCCGAAAGTTCGACCAACCGCCTGGGCCTTCCTCGTTACCTGGCCCTGAAAAGCAGGGGTCTTGTACGGGAAAGCAGTCCGAGTATACGTTCCGTTAGAATTGTTAAGCGTTTCTGTATCATTAACAAACGCTCCTGCTCCACGATCCGTTCTGCGAGTAACGTTCCAGTTCTCGCCGCTCCCACCTTTACGCATTAGATTCTGACGTAGCGGGTTACGGACTTCGATAAGATCGGCTATGACGACATCGATCTCTTCTACGGTAAGAACACCACTAACCGCAGCCTGATCAAGCGCTTTAGCGACCTCGTCCTGATTTATCCGTGTATTCCAAATATCGTTTCTCCACATTCTGAATCACCTCCGTTTCGTTAATAATATTACCAAAGTTTCTCACCCTGACGTCCCATCGTCTTAGCGATAAGATATACCAATCTATTCCCGGCGGGTATATCAGCCGCTTTAAGAACAGGAGCCTCGGTTTCCACCTGGCTCGTTTCACCTTTCGGTTTCGCGAGTGCCTTAGCAACCTCGGCCGCTACGCGCGCCTCAAACATCTCCGGAGTAATAGCCTGAACCGTAACCGATTCATTCGTCTTTGCGGATTCCGTGATAGTCTTAACCGCATCAACGACCGCCGGCTTTTTACCAGATAGAATATCTATCTGTGCCGTAAGGGCCTTAAGCGTATCACCTATAACTGATAATGCTTTACCACTTTCGTCCGGTTTCACTTCCGCAGGAGTTACCGCAGGATCTTCGACCGGAGCTACTGTTGAATCTACTACCGGAGGAGTTCCCTCTGTCTTTACCGGCGGAGTTTCAACTGGCTGTCCACCTTCAGGCGCTCCCTCTTCGTTCTTGTTCACTACTTTTGACATTTTTTCCTTACCTCCCTCCATGATTGAATGATTTGCTATTGACTTACTGATCGCCGAGGCAAAGGACTTCTCTGCCTCAACTCTTTCGAAGCCCGTTACTCTCGCGGCGCGATTAGCGGCGATAGAAACGAGCGACACTTCCACGAGATCTATCTCATGGATTATAAATATCATTTCGTTTTTTGATTCATCCATCTTTCTCTCGACCTTTAACGCTCTACCCCGGATCGAGAACTTAGATATAATACCTTCTTCGATCTTTCTCCGAATAGTGGGTTCAGTCTTAGATATACTAATTTTTACTTTAAGCCCCTTACCCTCGATGGCTTCCGCTTCTTCGATCTTCCCGATAGGCTTATCAGGATCATGGTTAAAAAGAGCGGTCGAGTTTTTCAATAAGCCTTTCGCCGCCTTCTTTAAAGCGTTAAATGTTATTACATCTCCCTGCTCGTCGAGATCCGATGTAGATGCAAACCCTTCTACAAAAAAATCATCTTCATCGATTTCCCCAAGCATCTGCTTTTTAATATCGAACTGAACATCTATCGGAAACACCCCCTCTAATACACCTATTTCTTCTACTACTGCCATCGACATTTCTTACCTCCCTTTTTTAGAAGCAGTACCAACTAACGCGGCGAACTGCTTTGATAATCCATTAAGATCATCGTCCGGCGGCCCGTGTTGTATTTCTCTCTCGGACATCTCGGAAATTAATTCAACGTGCCTTTCTATAATATCCTTAACCGATTTTTCGGACTTGCCAATGACGACTTTATCGCCAGATGATCTCCGCTCATAGAAAACGTGTATTAATCTATGAGCTTGCATTAACGTCCTCTCATCATACGCACCCTCATCCTTAAATAACATTTCAAGTGTTTTATAATAATCATCACCCTTAAATACTATATCCGGGACTATTGTGCGAAGCGCTTTTTCCCTGAATACTCTTCTCGGGGGATCCCAACGTTCTATTAATTTAAACTCAAAACCCCATAGTGTCTCAGATTTTTCCCACCATCTACGACGTTCATTATCAGATATACGATGATTACTGTCATATTTGGAGAACACATCAACGCTCATTCTTTCTCGGGATATTAATTTAATTATTCCTAATCCTATATCTCCCTGTAAAAGTGTAAGATTTTCGCCAAGCTCTTTACTGAGAGGAATATCTTTTATAATCAAAGTCTTTGATCCTTCGATTAATAGATCACCGTGAGGAAAAGCTAAAACTATGCCTTTCATTCTCCTGCCTCCTCGAGCGCCTGTTGCGGTGTCTTTCCGCTGGCCTCGCTCTTAGATGATGGGACGATCGTGCATCGGCAATTAGGATGAACCGGAAGCAATCCTTCGGCATCCGCTATTTCATATGGCCCACTGGCAGCTAAAGATATACACTGTTCTTCTGCTCCGGTTGTAAGTTGTATATCAAAAAGTAATATGCCTTGAGATTCAAAAGCTGATTTCCTCGCGGAGTTAAACGCCCTAAGTGTTTCAGTCCTGGCTACTAATGTCGCCCACGCCTCGGCAGATAATGTTCTGGTCGCAGCTGCTCCGTTGCGTATATAATTATATGTAATAGCTTTATCCCATACGCTTCCGATCCTTTCCGCTATCTTATCTATCCCCTCGCCTGCCTGAATACCATCGCGAATAGCAGAGCGTAGTTTTAGTTTAATATCTTCCTTAAACTTAACAGTTATGGCCGATGTTCTTATATCAATATTCTCAAAATCCCCCGGAGATGGGCCCCACGCTTTAGGATCTAATCCCGCCTCTATGAGCCCGTTCTTGCCACCCCACTCGAAAGACTTTTTAGTTTGAGTTGATAATATATCTTCAAGCCTACCTTCATCAATTATCCTAGCTAGATCTTCTGCCGGGCTCTTTTTAATGTCTAATGATTTTGGGATATCGGCTCTCCGTATTTCACGGATAGCTAAAGTTTTCCATCTGATAAGTTCACCAAGTACCGCTTCCTTAGTTGCGATAAACCTCTCGTTATTTTCAAACCAGTTAGCATCCCTATAAGGTTTTGGTGATCCTTTTGATATTTTCATTTTAGTATCATCCACCTTTTCTAATTCGCGTAGACTAGGATCACGCTCTGGCCCTTCGCCTCGTCTTTCCCGCGCCTTCCCTCTATCTACTTGAACCGGCTTAGTATCGAACTTAATCTGAGGAACCGGGCCTTCAATTCCGAGCTTTGCGCGCGCTTCTTCGACACTAATTACTCCTTTTTCAAGTAAAACACCTACAGCTTTCGCCATAATCTCAAATGTTTCGGTCTTGGTTTTAGCAATATCCGATTGTTCTTTCTCGGATTGAGTATCTATGGGATTCCAGAAAAACTCTACATCATAAATACTAAGCGCTCCTTCTATAAAGAACCTATTGATCCTCGCTGATACTCGCGTCTGTTTTGGCTCAACGGTCTCTTTTTTATAAGTCTTATCCTGTTGTTCGCCACTACCTGCTCCAATATTTCCTGTTTCGATGATAGATACTTTAGATGGCGGGACACCGTAAACGGCTAATATCTCATCTCGGTCGAAACTACGCAACTCGAGGAAGCCTGCCTCTTTCGGATTCGCCTGGTTACTTTGAAATTTCGTCTTCCCCTCGAGTATCATAAACTTATGGGAGTTTCCGGATCCCTTATGTTCCTGATCTATATACTCTCTATTACGGCGAACAACATCACTTGGAGCGCCCTCCATGTCTATTATCCCGCCAGGTGATGCATCGTTTTTAAAGAATCCAAGATTATAATTTTGGGCGTGTATATCTGTAGCAATAGGCATCTCGAGAGACTGCAAAGGAGATATTCCTTTCGTAGATGATCCCTTTGTCGATAACGGGAAATATATAACTTCCCACGGTTCGAATTCGATCTTTTTTCCGCCCTTGGTTTTTTGGACAAATTTCTCGATCTTGCCATTCTTGTCAGTTTTAGGTTCGGTCGTTACCGGATCAAGTGTATACATAGCGACCACCGGATCCGTTCTCTCTCCCGCGCCGCTCCTTACCAATTCCCAAAAGCCTCTGCCAAAGATCTCGTTATCCTCGAAGATATTAACAAATAGTTCGATGCCATCATCCTGGTTATTTGGACGATGTAATATCGCTTTAACTATTTCGCAGTTCTGAATAGCGCCTTTTGATTTCTCGTATCCCTTTTTCGGGCGTACTCCCCAGCCTCGGCCCGTGGCGGTTCTGGTTATTGAATTAACGCAAGCGCGAACCCATGAAACCCTTAGATATATGTCCCAAAGAGTCGAGGGTGGTAATATATTATTTGAGAACTGGATGCCCGCCCCCTCGATCTCACCTCTTGGCCCATTAGTATCTCTATTGCGCCCGCGCGCGGCATCACGGGCGGCAATAGAAATTGCCGCATCCTGTTTTGGGGCGAACATATTAGATATTTTTTTAATTATGTTCATAACTTCCTATCCAGCAAAGCTAACGGCTGGTTCAACGTATTCGCCTTCTTCGTCTCCGATGGCCGTTGCCATTACACAGTCATCGTGATATCCGCTCGGGGCCCCGTACTTCACATTCCCTCTGCTTGATGTCATATATTCATACAATTCCAGTTCGGCTACTAACTCCGGCCAGTCCGGATATAATATTTCTCCATTCTCGACCGCCATTGCCAGCTTTTCTATCATCCTATTCTTGTTTCCACCATCTCGACCGCCTGCTACAAACACTCCTTCCACAAATACTCTCGGTAAATCCCGCCGCAAGTTATCTATCAGAGCATCACCTATCGAGTTCTGCTCCGCTTTTACCTTTGATGGTCTCCAGTTGGTTATCATATTCTTGAGACGATCGAGTTGAATATTGTAATCGACCTTGCTGATCCGGTCATAGGCAACTATCATCCTCGGAGTTTCTGTTACATCGATAACAACAAAGACCGAAAAGTCTCGGCGCTTCCCCCAATCAACGCTGATTATATAAGTCCGCCCAGGCATCGGATGTTTAAGCGGCAAGAAGTTTCGTATATTATCCCGGACGTTCCTAAAAACACCTCCTGCATCCGCTATAAACTCCGCCAGTATCTCCTGCCGATAAACCATCTCGTTCATTCCTGATGTAAGTTCCTCGATAGCTTGAGGTGATAGGGTAGTATTTGCGTGTGTCGGGAATCTCCATGATGCCCACGTCGGATATTGTGGATCTTGCCCTCGCGTCCAATGCCTGAAGAAAAAGTTCCTACCCTTCGGTGTCGTTAGCCCGACCAGTTTTCCTTCTTTATCTGCCAGCGCCGGCCAGATCGCAGATTCGAACGCTGATTCTTTCCACATCGCCATCTCGTCGCAAACGACAAAGTCAAGTCCCTCGCTCCGGAGGTAATCTTCGTTATCCGCTGATCGGCATTCGAGTTCGCTCCCGTTTTTTAACTTAATATACATATCCGTCTTCGAAAAATCTTCGATGGCCCATTGCGGAACCAGAGGAACTATCTTTTTCCATCCTACCCGGGATATTTTATATATCGGGGCGACCCACCAGTTAATACTTCCAGGTTTCATTACCGCCGCCTTATACATTTCCGGGGCCGCGCTCTCGCCCTTGCCTAACCTACGGCCTCCGCAAACCAGACGAAATCTTGCCTGGCTATCGTGGAAGCCCGGGCCGTCCTTCAAAAATGATCCCGACCGATTATCGTATCCCGATGATCGTGTCCACTCTAACGGCTTATAAGGTATTACTGTCTTTACTGCTTCGGCTTGCACCGTTCTATTTCCCTCTTTTTTAACTCCGCTTCTACTAACTCAAGTATTTTTGTGTTCGTCTCCGATCCCATCGTCTTATCTGTTGTATCAAAAAGCGGGATCCGCTCGCCCTTATCTCCACGGCCGGAAGGTGGATATACTTTCAACCCCCATCCTGCTCCGTCTGGAAAAACTCCAAACCCCCGTACCGTCAAAATCCCGTCGATCTCTATCTCGGCGGTCGCTATCCGTCGTCCGGCATCGGGCGAGTCCAATTTGATACTTATTTTCGTTATCTTCATTAACCGGCCCTCCTCGGGCTCGCTTCTTTAAGTTTCCTCGCAACACGTCTCGATACAACCCCCGCGACCTTCTCGATATCCCCTCCTGTTACCTGATGGACAATAGTTATTCCGTCAGGCCCAAGTACCGATAATACTCTCACCCCTGGGGTAATCCCTTCGCACGCCTTATTGTTAAGCCCCGTCTTCATCTCATCCCTCCTGTTATCGCAACTAAAAAAGCGCCCACGGCTACCACCGTAAACAGTACTCCGATGACCACGCCAGCGATAACACCTCGGCGCTCACCGTCGCGCCCGGCACGCCCGCAGGCCTTCAGCATCTCCGGCCCGGTATATTTCTTGGCTACCATTATGATTTCCTCCCCGGCGCTATCTTATCGCTCCGCTTAAACTGCTCATCGGTGAGCTTGACCGCGCTGGCTACCGCGTTCCATCCTGACCCGCACTCTTCAGACCCGAGCATCGCTACCCCCTCGCCCAACTCCACCGCTTGCCTCACGCCCGCCGCCAAAGTCATCCCCTTCGCCATACACGCCTTCATTATCTCATAACAATTCTGGCAGATCGCTCCCGCTTCACTTGCACCGCATAGCTTACAATCCGGCATCACAAAATCATCGCTCATATTCCTCCCCCCGCGCTTTGCGCTTCCTCGTTTTCCACACCCATCGTCGCCACCATCCCCCGAACACCATCAACCGTCACACCCCTCGCCCCCGTACCTTCCGCCCCACGCTCAACCCCCTCACGCCTCCCGCCTCCGTCACCCATCTCAACTTCGCCCCCCGGCTCCCCTCCCCCTTCCGCAACGCCCGCAACCCCCCGCCCCACACACTCCTCCTCGGTACCACATGCCCCAAGTTTATTCCCTGCCAATTTATTTGAGGGAGGATAGTGGGGGGCCCCATGCGATATTTTTTCACGGTCGCCGATATTCTCAGCTTGCTTTGCCTCGGCCCGGTTGACTAATTTAATATTATCTACTCTAAACTCCTCTACCAGCTGATACTCCTTGCCATTACTGTCCTTGGTAATGGTTGATCTTAATATCTCGCCGTGCATCTCTATTCCAATGTCCTCTGGGGTTATCCCTAATGGGAAGTAAACATTGGCTACAAGTTCTCCTCCCGTATACTTTAAACCCAGCACCATCCCATGACGCTCAGGTCGTTGTCCTATTGTGGATTCCCTGGCCGCGCCTGCTAGGGCCCCGGGTGAATAGATACGTCCTTCTTTATCTAGCTCACCCGCGCGCTTAAGTATTCGTTTTACTCCTTTAACCTTTGGCATCCCTGGCCTCCGCTATACTGGTTTCATCCCGTGATCCCTTACCCACTTCTCTGCTGTCTTTGGAGTCCATCCTTTAACCCTGGCAAAGAGTATGCTCTGGTTCGCCGTTGTCGTTTTACCCTTGAGTCTTCCGATAACCGCCTTGATCCCTCTGCTCTTATCCAAGACGATTGTCCTAAAACTCCTTGGCTGGAATTCCCCGGGCTGCCGCACCCTTACCCTCACATAATCCGCTGTAACCTCTATTGCCTTGGCAACATATCCTTCCATCTCGGCTGCCGACTTCCATGTCCCATCATCCTTCCTCCAACCGAATGACTCGGCTACATCCCATGCCCCCTTCTCGGCCACGCACTCCGCCTGATCCTGTGTGCCTGCTATAAAGGATGCTTCAAGTAACCTGTTTAGTTCTATCGCTCCATCCTTTACACTTGGCATAACGTCCTCCCTTAGTTGCTTAACTCGCCCCTGGTGTCTATGTTACACGCTCGGCTAATGATATCGTTCATCCCTGGTATCAACTTTGCCAGCCCCTTGGCTCCATCCATCCCTCGTGTAAACGATATACCCTTCAATGCTCCGCGCGCTGTTTGTATCTGTGCTGTTATTATTATCTTATGCTCAACGTATGGCGTACACCGGCAGTTAATCTTTTCTGTCTTTGGAAACCCGGCAAGATCACCTGGCCCTATCATCTCCCATCTTCTGTACTCCTCCAACTCCCTCCGCGCCCTGGCTATCTCTGATATCGACAAATCATCCTTGCTGATATCCCCTGCCTCCAGCGCAAGCCCTACCTCTACCCACTTTGTTTTATCGCTCGGCTTCATAACTCCCCCGGCTTTAACTCTACCGTCGTCGTCCTACCACCTGATAATCTCCGCCCCCCGCGCGCGCGTATGCGTCCGCTACCCGCTTCTACCTTATCACCACCATCCGTGTCTTTAACATCCCCCCGAGCAATCGCTATTGGATCGCCTTTTCGCCCCTCGCCACTACCTAACACCCCCTGCGATTCTGCCGTATTATCAAGAAACGCCGGGCGCGTATATCTCGGGGTTCTACCTTCTGCTATCGCTTCCGCTATATCCCCAGGTAATGCGTCATCATCTAGCCCCGTGATCGCCGGCCTACTGCTATAACTATCCTCTGATAAATCTATACCCCTTATCGGTATCGCTCCCCTTGGTTCTGAATCAGGCGTCGGCGCCTCCCATGCCATCAACATCATCTCCGTCCGCTGTGTCGCCTCGCCCCTTAACAACGCCAGCGCCTCCAGTATCACCGTCTTAGCCTTCAATAATCCCTCAAGGCTCTTCGGCTTCACTTGATGCTTGATTTTATCGATCAAATTAAGATCTTCTTCCAAACTTTGGATCTTGCGAATTTTCCAGTCTGCCACGCCGGGTGCTAGCTTAGCCCCGACAAGGCTTGCGGTTTCGGATTCAAGATCAAGCCATCCGTCTTTGCTTCTCCAGTTTAGAATAGTGTTTCTTGATTTATTAAATTTTGCGGCGAGCTTTGTTGACGACGTACATAGTCCCGAAATAAAAAGAAGCGCTGCTTCAATGCGCATCTCCGAATTCTTCCCTACTATCCGTCTTCTCAGTAACGTTCTTTGTGCCTCTGAAGCACCAACTATTTCTTTAGCACTTGGCGGTTCAATTAACTTTCCGCTTGGCGTATACTGCTTTTTGTCCATCGTTCCTCCTGGTTGCTATAATGTATAGTATCAATGGTCTGTTGTAAAGCATTAATTTCGTTTTATTTTACTTATTTTACATTGCCTATTTCTCCTTATTTTTGCATATAAAAAGGCCCGTAGCTTTCACTACAGGCCCTTTGTTCTTATCTGGTGTTATCTTACTGTGTCTTATAGCTTTCTCTCTCTCGGATTCCTCTTCGCTTCCCTGCTACCTAGCTTATAGCACGCTCTATCTTTTGTGCTAGCTCGTTCATGTTACCGGATAGCTTCACGCCTTCCTGTACTACTCCTTCCGTATTCCCGGCTTTAATGTTTATCTGCATTGTCACCGTCCGCTCTTCCATCACCTTTAGTAACGCTATCATGTCCTCGTGCATTAACTACTCCCTGATGTTTAACGCTTACCTAATAACCACCTGATGCATCCCGCCGCCCACTTACACGCTGTAACGATATGGTCTATCGTCTTGTCCCACTCCTGCATTAGAAGATCCTGTAGCTCGCGTACTGCTTCACGGATATATTACCTCTTTGGGTTCTAGATCAATTGGCTCGTCGCTGGGCCCGTCCACCGGATCCCCTCCCGCGCTTGTTCTTGCTTACGCTGACATAATTAGCTACAGCCCGCAATGCCTTCCACGCCTCCGCATCATCCTCCCTGATATGGTAGACGTTGTCCCATATGGTTACGGCTCGTGTCTTCGTCTCTTCCCTTGGTTCCTCTGGCATGTTATCGCCTCCTTTTTCTTCCTCGGTTTTATCCTTAGTCATATCTACTAGATCCCCGCTCGTAGGTATCTCGCCTATAGGGATATATTCGTTACTATATTCCTCGGCGCCTTGCATAAACGTATCACGGCATCTTCTTATCCGTAGAGTATTTATCGCCTCGCAGATCCGGCCGATACTCTCCTGGTATATATCCGCTATAGTATCCATCGAGTTCCCGTGCTTAAAGGGCCCCGTCTCGGCCTCGCGCATTTGCTCGGCGGTTCTTCTCGCGTCATCTCTACAACTAACTAATCCCGTTACTAATTCTCTTAATGGGCTATCGTTCATTACTCATCCTCCTCGCTAGATCTATTGCTCGCTCAAGAGCGTCACCACATTTTAACCATTCTATAGCGGCGTTACGTTTACCGACCTTCTTAATCATTAAACAGTCCTCTATCTTATCTGCTGGAACCAACCATCTGCACTCTGCCGGTCTATCTTTAAGCTCTAGCTCGCAACCTTCATCGGTTAGGAAGGTACACTCGCCTCCCCATCCTGCGTAACGTAGTTTATCTATAAATCCCTTTATCGCTGGCCTTAAGAAGTATGCTATCTGTCCAGGTTCTAGCTTTCCATCTGTCGGATCGCCTTCCCACCAATCTACAATCCACCTGCCAGTAATCAGTTTATTAGCTATAGTTCGTGGATGTGCTCCGTAGTCCTGGGGTAATGCTACTCCTGGATTACGCTTACAACAGATACCGCCACACGCCGTACATAGTTCCCGATCTTCTACTCCAAGCTTCAAATCAATTTCGCTATTCATTACCCCTCCTTTGTCGTCCCTTACTTTTTTATGGCTTCCTTAAATGCAGTTACGATTAACATATCTACCGCGCGTAATACCTCGGGCCCGTTGATACATAGTATATGAGCTAAAGTATCATCTTCATCTCCTTGGCCTCCTGATTTTTCACAGGTCATGCTCACTGCTCCCGTTGACAATATCTCTATTTCAAACTTCATGCCGGCATGTAAAAGCCCCCTTGCCATGTTTTCTACTTCGGCGGATCTGTCTATCACGATCTCCATCGTTTTTCCATCAGGTAATAGATATTGAGTGAATGGGATCGATCTTAATGTACTATCTTTGAATCCGTGTATTTCATCCATTACTACCTTCCTTCCTTGAGTGCTTTGAGGACATGATTGATACCTTCTTTAAATCGTCCATCTTTCCTCTTGACCTCAATTAATCCAGTTCCATCACAAAATATACACCCATCAGCTACACCATAACCACATTTATGCTTCACGGTTTTATAATCCCTTAAACGCTCCACCTTCTTGATTATCTCGGAGTTGTCGGGTTCTCCCGTGCGGGTGTTCCAAAACTTAATTGCGCCTTCGCCATCTTCCCCCCAATATTTCCAATCGGTATTCATGCCACATATTTTACATGACACTTTGTTATTGCCGTCCATCATATCTATGGTTAAATCATCTCTGCTAGCTCCACAATTACACGGCTTTAGCTTCTCTATCTGAGATCTTATGAAATTTCTCGATCACTCTTTTTCTCCTTCGAGTATTTTCCGGATATCCTTCTCGAAATCTCTGTGTTCGGATTCCTTCAATCGTCCGATGAGTCTTACATCTGTTGCTATTCGCCCCATCACCTTCTTGATTATCTCGCCGTTATCGGGCTGTGTGCGGTCTATGATACCACCTAGCTTATCCCTCATCTCCTGCCACACCTCCCTTGCGTGTTCGTTCTCCGGCTCGCTTCCGTATATCAGGTCTAGTGCATCTTCCTTGCTCAATGTCTTGTCTGTCATGGCTTACTCTCCTTTTCCTTTTCAATAGTGTTTTTCAATGCTTCTTTAGCTGCCTTAAAATAATAGTCATAATGACTTTCCAAATCGTCCACGTGTCGTTGTTCGGAGAAGCTATATTTTTTTCCATTCACTCTAACCTCAAAAAACAATTCTTTCAAGCTATCCCCATAGAAAGATGGTCTAATTTCAAACAAAAAATATTCAATCTTCATCACTCCACCTCCTTTGTTTTAGCTGTCATGGCTTCTCCTTTGGTGGTGTTATGCCCGAACTTTGATACATGACCGCTAACCGCCCAGACATCCAGCCTTCCCAACCGTATTTCTTTGCCTTCTCTAAAAGCTCGAATGTATCTTTAATATCACGGTCGCAAGACTCAAAACCTCGCAACCAAACTTCTGCTTCTCTCTTTGCCTGTTCAATGGTTTCGGTATAACCCCAAGAAGGACACCCAACATGACCATCGTTATAACGTATCTGCCACATCCACTTAACTGCTTTTTTCTTCTCGTCCACTGTATTAAATTGTTCTTCGAGTACGGCACATAAATTACGAACTGGCCCATACTCCCACGGATAAGCGTTTTTGTGCCTTGGCTTTTTCCATTTAAGCTTCTCTATCTCTGGCATTATGATTCTCCTTTCTTGTTTCTCTTATCGCACTCTGCTTGTGCTTGTTTCTTGGTTGGGAACATATCATCCTTCGGCAATGAAGTCCCATGACTTGCTCGATATTCTGTCCAATGTTGTGCGTTTGTATTTTTCTCTTTACGCCAATTAGCAGAAATCCCACATATTATAAAAGAATCGTCTATCTCCCATACCAATTTATCTACTTTCAATTCGATACCACATGAATCACATTTTTTATATTTAACAGACTCACGTATCAACCATACCTTATCCCCTATATCAAACTTGGTCTTGATGTTCATTATGATTCTCCTTTGGTTATCCAATTCCACGCTTTTATTGCTTGAGATTTACCTTTGTGGGTAATGTTGGGATATGCAAACCCTATTCTTCCGCAGAGTTTACAATATGCCCACGACCATTTCTTCCCGTCATCTGTTGTAAATACATATTCATTGGTACTACATTTCGGGCAACAAAAAGGATTATGTTTCGCAAAGCACGTTGGACACGTTTCCATTATGATTCTCCTTTGAGGATTGAGAGGATTTTGTTCGCCTTTGCGTCCATTAGTACAACGTACTTTGCGTCTGTGAACTTCATGTTTTTTATCAAGTCGCACAACTCCGACTCCACCTTCTTGATTATCTCGGAGTTGTCGGGCTGTATGTGGTCTATGATACCACCTAGCTTATTCCTCATCTCCTGCCATGCCTCCCTTGCGTGTTCGTTCTCTGGCTCGCTTCCGTATATCAGGTCTAGTGCATCTTCCTTGCTCAACTTGTCTGTCATGGCTTCTCCTGTGTTAGTGCGGTCTAGATTGCCTTTTGCTAGTTCTCTAAACTTTACTAACGCTTTCTCCATATCTTCAGGAGTTAGTTTTATGCCTAGCTCTTCGAGTTTCTTTCTTATCTCTTCTTGTTTGTCTGTCATGGCTTCTCCTTTGGATTTTCTTGTGCCACTCCCGTTACGCCAAGTGCCTCACCGAGTTTAGTTAAGGCAATACCCCATTCATCAGATGATGGTCTTCCTTTGTCGGTGACGTTAATATCTCGGTCGTGCAGATAATAAAGTTCCCGTGATGCTTTTTCTATCTCGCTGTTGTCGGGCTGTATGCGGTCTATGATACGCTGAAAATCCTTCACTACCATGCTTGATAAATCATCCTTTGGGTGTGTGACGAAGCAGGCGGGGTCTTGGTAATACGCCCGTATTTCGCTCGCTAACTGTTTTGCGCTCCTGTCGTTGTCGTACTTTGTTTGTTCTTCCTTCGTTAGCTTCTCCGGCATTATGATTCTCCTTTAGTTAGTTCTCGTATCATTAACAGTCTGATAATAGCGTGGTCGATGCTAGGTCGTCCGCTGTCTGGGTCTATATGTCCTCCTATTGAGTTCCATCTATCGAAATGCCCGTGAAACTTTGTGTAATGAACACTCAAGTCTTTCTCCCGCCACCCATTGTCGCCGTGCTTGCCCTTACCTTCTTGTATGAGTAGGTCGTCTAGTCCTTGAAGGTTAAAGAACTTTGTTAGTAGTTTCATGTTAAACCTCCTAACCTTTTGAACGCTTCCCTCGCACACTGCGGAACCACGCTGTTGCCAAGGCATTTAAGGCGGTCGTTTCTAAAGGGTAGCCCATTAACCACTCTACCCACGTTGGGTTCAGTTGGCCAGTAATCCCCTCCATCGCGTTCACCTTGTCCGGCAAGCTGTTGTTCTCGTTCCTCCCTGCCGCTTCTAGAGTTTCTTGATTTCTGCCGCCTTTGTAATCCCTTGCCGCCGGGGTTGGATATGTCTGTTTGTGTATCACTTCTGGTAGCCCTTGTTGATTGCTGTTCGGTCCGCGGCGTTTGTAATCCTGTTTCGTTGGTGTCGGCCACATCTGTGTTTTCCCTTCCACCAATTCCGCCAGCCCCCTTCCGTATCCTACCGTTGTCCTTCCCGGCTCTTGGCTTCTTGGTGTTGGCCACATCTGCACCGCTTGACTTAGATTTACACTGTGCATTGACCCTTCTTTCTGCTGGCTCGACTTCAGTTTGTCTGTGAAGGTGTCTGCTGTTGTTGGTGTCGGCCATGTCTTTGGTGTTTTGACTTGCGCACTTAAACTCCCCGCACACTTGTCCGTCCTGTTGCCCATTCTTTTCACGAAGTTGTCCGTGTTTTCTCCTGTTTCCGTTGCTCTTGGAGTGAGCCAGCAACCACCACCTTTCTCGTCTGTGCGGCGCTCCCATGTCGAAAGCTGATAGCAAGCCCCATCTACAATCATACCGTAACTCGGCCAACACTCCGGTAACTTCAGCAAGTCCTCGAAAAGTGATAGCTGGCACATTTTCCAAGAAGATGAACTCTGGTCGTAGTTCGCTAGACAACCTAACGATTTCGCCAAATAGTCCACTTCGCTTTCCCGCCAAGCCCGCTCCACTTCCCGCAATACTAATGTCTTGACAGGGGAAGCCACCGCTGATGATGTCGATTTCTGGGAGGTCTTTTCCTTTGAGTGTGGTAACGTCATCCCAGATAGGGGCGTTGTCAATCTCACCTCTTGACATTCTTGAAAGTAAGACGGCTTGAGCGTATCGCTCGTTTTCACAATAGGCGACTGTGCCGACCCATGGCGAAAGGGCTTCGCTGATTCCTCCAATTCCGCTAAATAAATCCAAACCATTTAACTTCTCCTTCATTTAATAACCTGCCGTTCCTCTGGTGTCTGGTCTGTCATTATGATTCTCCTTTGAGTTCGTGCTTTAGACATTCTCCACCACTTTGTTGACAAATGTTTTCATCAAAGTGAGTACAGGTAAAACAAGTCATGCCCTCTGCCTTCCCCGACACCTCCGTGGTGTCTATGCGGTCTATGATTGCCCTTACCTTTTCGGGCTTCCACGTGAAGATAGTTCCCTCTTCAGTCATAGTGTGCATTAGATTATATAACTCGCTTATTGCCTCTTCCTTGC